ACTTTCATCCAATAGTCTATTTATTTTATCCAAGTCGATAGGAGTATAAATATCATCGTTATCTTGACCAGAAACATTCCATTCTGGTTTAGATAGTGGAGGTAATGGTCTTTTAATTGGTTCTTTTGGTGTTGGTGTTTCTGGATTTAGTTTGATTCTTTTTGGTTCTTTCATAAGACCTCCTACTTAGAAGCTAACATATACAATCCAACATTCGCCGCCGCATAACCAACATATGCAATAAACATACCATAATTATTATGTAAATAACCTTGTTCAATAGCTATATAAAGATATATTAAGCCAGTAATAAGAATAAGGTTAGCTGACATTTTAATTTTTCTCTATTGGAATATAACGAGAGCCGTTTGGGGCAACTTGTTCCTGACCAATAGTAAGTTTCTTATCTTCCTTTAGCAAGTTAATGATTGCTTGAGTATTAACATTAGGACTAATTGAAATTGCACCGATTTGGGCCATTTTTAAATTCCTTTTTGGTGTATAAAAGTATGAGGTATGTGCGAGATACTTCAGTTACAATATAATAATCAGAGAACGCTCTTTTTGCAATTACTCGCACTAATTGTAGATTGGGCGTTTTTTGTTAGGTGTTCAGATGTACTATACCAAACTTTGTAAGGTTTGTCAAGAAAAATTGCCAGCAACAAGCGAATATTTTCATAAGCAAAAAAAAGGGAAATTTGGACTAAGAACAGTATGTAAAAATGTGTTGCTAATACAACCGACAGAGAAGCAAGAAGAAAATATCATAGTCAATATTATCAAAAAAACAGAACTAAAGTTATCAGCCATCAATTAGAATATATTAAAAATAACAGAGATAAAATCAATAGCAGACATAACAATAAATATCATTCTGATGTTAACTATAAAATGAAACATAATCTAAAAAGACGAATGAATAATGCTATAAAAGGACATTTCAAAGACTGTTCAACTTTAAAATTATTAGGTTGTAATTTAGAAACTGTAAGACAACATTTAGAATCTAAATTCACAGAAGGTATGAGTTGGAATAATTATGGAAAGTGGCATATAGACCATATTATACCTTGTGCTAGTTTTGATCTAAGTGATCCAGAACAGCAGAGAAAATGTTTTCATTATACTAATTTACAACCATTGTGGGCGAAGGACAATATGCAAAAGAAGGATAAAGTTCCTGATATTTTTTAATAGCCAAACATTTTGCCTTTATCTCAAAATCAAGATCAAATTCAAGTCCGTAACTATTAATAGGCTCTACCACATAGTCTGCGTGTTTGCGAGGATTATTACCTGGTGCTGATTCTGAATAGTGAAACAACGGTCTAGTTTGCCAAGTATCCCAGCACATATTTATCGCTTCTTGTTCTGTCAAGTTATTTGAATGACATTTATGGTGAAGATAGTCGAAACAGATTGGGATACGAGTAATAGGATGAAAAATCTCTACTAGTTCTTTAACACTCCAGCAATTAAGCTTATCATCACATTCTATCGTAAGACGAGACTGACAATTTTCATCAAGTTTTTTGAAATTCTGATGAAATCTATTAGCAATTTCTTCTCTTGTGCCATTATTGTTGTGTACATGAAGATTCATAGGACTATTAGTATTTGGCGGAAGTCCTATTCTGTCAAAAAAACTACTATAGAAATTAAGTTCTGTGATAGTTTTTTCAACAACCCTATCAGACAAACTAGCTAAAGAATTGTATTCGCTTGGATGTGCAGATACACGAACATTAGTATCGACTATAGTTTGTGCAATATTGTCGAACTCATCTTGAATAAGATCGTGATTAGGCAAATCTTCTAGAGAAACATTAGCTTCGTCAAAAGTTATAAGCGGGAAAATATCGGAAGATACACGATAAACCCAGTTATTTTCTCCACAAAATTTAATAGTCTCATTAGTTGTTTCAAGGTTGTTCAAAATCCTGTCGCCCAGAATACTCAACGCTTCTTCTCTAGGCAAACTAGAAAATCTCTTGAATGTCATCGTATTGAACTTCACAGGCGGATCACGCTCTTGAAGTGTCAGAGATATGCAACAAAGTCCTGGTTTAATCATAAAATCTCCTGTGTCGTATCAGTATAACTGAGTATCGTCAGATTGTCAAGCCAGACTTGAGAATTATTCGTATTCAACTAGCAATGCTTGTCGAATAGGATCAGTAAGATTATGACGATCTAGATAAAAAGATAGATTAGGATTAAAAGTATTAGGCATGTGTTCCAATACTCTTTCTGAATAGATTGGATTTTTAGGTCTTGTTCTTAGTTCTCTATTTATATGATAAGACCACAAATAAGCATTAGCTGCACGGATATATTTGTCGATATCAAAATCTTCAATAGGACAATTTTTGACTATTTTAAGAACACGTTTTTCACAATCATGTTCTATCTCTAGAATATCATGTAGGCTTTGATCTAATTCTGCTTGAGAAACTTCATAGTCTTTTAGATTCATTCCGTAATGGAATTTAGGATAATTAACCCAATTGAACAATACATCATATGTTAATTCGCTTTTATCCCATAATTTACGATCAGTTTTCCATTGAAGAAAATGACAGTATTCATGAAGAAGAATCTCAAATCCCATATGATGTTTTAGTGCTACGGTAAATTCTTTATCTTCTGCATCAAACCAACCACCATAACCATCTAAATTATCTTTGTTATATAAAAGCACAGAAAATCCATGCTCAAGTAATTCTCTAACAATTTTAATAGTAAGATTAGATTTAGTTTCCATATTGGAATTGCTCTACTGAGTGAATTTTAACTATTTGAAATTTAATACGATGATGGTCTTTAAATTGAAAAATAGCATCTTCTTCTGAAGTTGCATCTATTACTTGATTAATTAAAAGATGTTGCTTAGACGTATCATGCAAATCATAAACTTGTGCCGTAATATTATATTGATTCATTTGTGTATATGCCTATGGTAAATATTAGAAATTAAAATAAAAAAATCTTCTTGAGACAATTCTCTTTTTGCAGAATTACAGTTAAAGCAGCATGAAACAACATTATTTTTTGTATAACCTTTATTATTATCTATCCTATCTATACCATTATAGATATAATCTCCACTAGTTTTTCCTTGACCTTTTATAATCTTATGAGGTTCTATACCACAATAAAAACATAATTCTTTTGTAAGTTTACGAAATTGTTTTTGAGATAAATTAAAACTATACCCTCTTCTTTCTGCTGATACTTTATATGAGTGGTATAAATTATTAAAAGCTGATTCTCCTTCTGGGAGTTGCCACGGCATATTTTTTGGGCCTATGGATTCCCATTTACTAGAGTCATGTGTAGAACATCCACAACTTGTGGCTTTTTTAGTTTTAAGATAACAATTTCTCATCCATTTGGTATTATTTCCACATAGTTTACACTCAACCCTTGAATATCCTCTTTTAGTTTTTGAGTCGCCTTCTATTATGGTTTTTTGTTCAACTACTTTCAGATTACCTTTTGCAACAATATCTCCTATTTTTAGGCAGGGGTTTCTTGGCATAATAATGACTCCATGAATGTATAATTAATCTTGATACATTCTTATATACACCACTCTTTATCAAGACCACCCAATGATTCAGTTATGATAGGAAACTGTTCGGAAAAAACTCTTTTACAGTCTTTTGCTATTGTCATATGCTCTTTTTGAGTACCATGTTTTTCACGCAACGATATGTATGTGATCCACGATCTAATATTTCCATAAACATATAGACGGGTAGGTGTTGCTAATGGAAGAACGAATCTAGCACATTCTTTAGCTATCCCATCGGCAATCATGCCATCATAAATAGCTTTAGATTTTGCAAAATGTTCACGGATTTTACTATTCCATTTCACTCTAATTTCATTATCAATATCATCAATGCTATTTTGTCTATTTTTAGTATCCTGTCTCCTAAGTTCAAACAATGGAATATCTTCTGCCAACAATGTTGTATCGGCATATCTTTGTGAGAACTCCTGAAAATTAAAGCTTCTATGTCGTAGAATTTGAGCGGCTATTCCTCTTGTTGTGTTAATCTCAAGATTCATACTCGCCATTTCAAATATTGACCAATGTTTATTTTTGATACAATAGGCCAACAACTTTGCATAATTATCCGAATCTTGGTTATTAGGATTGCTTACTCTCGCACAATAACTCATTAGTTTTTCCGCATCTGGAGTAACGCTTATTAATTTTACACTCATATTTGATCCTCTGTATATGATATTTCAAACTCTTCTATTGGGCAAAGTTCAGTACGCCAAGAGCCATTTCTTAATCCAAAACCTAAAATATTGCCTGATTTTTCCCAAATCTTATATTCGTTTATAGACATTCTTTTGAACGGTTTATTTTTAGCATTGTGTCCATCCATATACGCCTCAAAAACTTCTGTACCAGCATCAAACCATTCATTTGGTTTTGATATTAACTTGACATATATCATCGTTCAAACCTATTGGTTTTAGTTTCCCACCAGAAATGAACCATATGTTCATCTCCATCAAAATAGATTGGACAAAAATCTGGTTGAAATATACTATTAAGATCACAAGCTACACAAGTAAAAAACAAATCCTGTCTATTAAAACCATAGTCTAATAGCTTACTCTCTATTCTACGAAAATTATTTCCACTTAAACATCCGCTATCAATAACTATAAGTTGATCATATGGATCAAGCCGATCTGGATGAATAACAGTATCAAATTCATTTTTATATGGGATATTTACTGGTTCTATATCTAGAGGCTCGTTTTTTACAGATAATTTATGGGCCATTAGCTGTGCCATCAAGCCTGAATATTCATAGCTTAATTGTAAGATTGCTATAGAACTATTTAGATCAATGTTTATTGTATGCCGTATAGCATAACAAATTTTATCTATACATTTAGTTTCCCATTCTCTGTCAATATATAGATTTTTAAGAGCCATAGTCACTCACTGTGAATTTAACGTCTGCTTGTTCTTCTTTGAACTTTATCTGATGTTCAACCCACTTATCATCTGTTAGATGATTAAAAATAGCGGTAGCTACTTTACTAACACTTTTAGCTACTCCACTAGCATCTGGCCCAGCATCTAATTTAGCCCAATAATAAAGACCATCTTCCTTGTCTTTAATGACTTCGTAGCCTTTGGTTTTAGCCCACTTTTTGATTTCAGAGATCATCATATTAACAACTCATGTTACCAGACTTTGGTGGTTTGTCAAGATATTTTCTTGTGGCAGGATCGTAATTATCTATAGACTTATCATAATGCTTCCATGCTTCAGTATGTTTTAAAGCAATGATCTGTTTCTCTTGTTCAGACAATCTTTGTCTTTGATATTCTATGAGCTTGTAAAGTTCTATAATATAGTCTAATACTGGTTGTCCCTTGTACTGAGTTAGTATATTATTGACTTTAGATAAATCCATTGGCTCATACTTAAGAGTCATATCATAATCATCTGGATTCCAGTTTGGATCGTATTTTTGATCAGTCATTTCTGCATAGCCTCTTCATGAGATATTCTTCTCTTATGTTCAAAGCCCATAGAGAATCCTTGCACATAAACTGTCTTAAGAAGTCTAGAATTTTCTCCAATAAATTGCCTATTGTCTTTAGCCCAAAGGACAAAACTCTTTTCTTCGTCACAAATATCAGACAAATCTGGATAATAAATATCGTCAAACCACAAATAGTGCTTTTGTAGCATAGTATCTAGAGCAATAAATACTGGTGGTTTTGGATCATAGCTATGGTCTATTTTCGATATAACAAGTTCGTCCATAAACACATTAACAATTTTGTCTCCAACCTTTAATCCCATAGCCAAATCAAGACGCATTAGTAATCTCCTTGCTAAATTGATCCATGTATGAATTATAAGCATCTTCTAAATTTTCAATAAGCTTAAATTTCCAGATAGGAGCATTACTCCAGTCTGTACTTTCATCAATACTTTCAATCAAACACTGTAATGCTTTTTCTGTACCTATTGCTTCTAACGCTTTTTTAATTTGATCTTTATTAATCATCCTCTCCTCTTGTATAAATAACTCCCCGCCCAATCACATTCTTTCAAAAGTTTATCAAAATCATTAATTAGATTATATCTAGGATGTTTATATGGTGCAGAGTAGCTTGCTGGTTTATAGACATCTCCGCTAATTTTATCTACAAAGGCATGAATAGTTTCAACGCCTTCCCAAACTTGAGTAATCTTATAGTATTTCTTATTGGCTTTAAAGAAATAATAAACGGTTTGTTCATTTCCATAGGTTTGCTGTTTAGCTTTTATTTCAAGGGCATCTAGCCATATATGAATATGGGTATGAAAATCTCCTTGGGTTTTACTAGAAATAGTAGGCAAAATTAACTCCCAAAAAATAGCCAAAAACAAAAAATACAATAACAATCAAACTTAGCTCAATCAGCCAAGTATAATCCCATTTCATCGTACCTCTCATTCTATCTTATCGGTCAGTCCTTGTCAATACTTCAAGCAAAACCAATTCTTTGCTTTGTTGTAGATAATGTGCTTTCAATTTCATAGTCAGCAAAACTCTTACAGTCATAACTTCGTCCATTCCACCAGCCAATTTCATAGCTGACTGAATTATTTCCTCTGATATTAATACCAGTTACCTTACCAAATACATCTTCAGCCAACTTAACATCAGTACCAATAGCAAAAACTTCTGTCTTATCTTTCATTATTATCTCCGTTTTCTATCCATAGGTTGTGGTCAAACATTGGTGGCTTATCTTTATCTAATAGAGATCTGCGTTCTTCTCGTAAAGAACCTATTTCTTGTCTTTGAGTTCTAATCTCATTTTTAAGAGATTCTATTGTATATTTTTGCTGTTCTATCGTTTTTTCCAGACGATTGATATAAGTATCTATATCAAAAAATGGATCTTTTTTATCTAATTGTTTCATTATTCGTCCAGTTATTTTGTAAGTATGTCATAGTTTTACCTGCTTTTTTATAGTTGCTATAAAAACAGTCTAGCTCAGTTCCGGTTATCTCATTATATTTATCTGGTCGAATTTCAGAAAGACAATTCATAATTATTTGACCCAATCGAAGATTCGGATTGTTCATACTAACACGATAAATTTCACCAAAAAAATCATTAAATGTCATAATTTCCATTACTCACGGATTCTTCTTCTTAAGAAGAGAGACAATATCTCCAGCAGTATCAACAACATTGTTCCCTCCAAGATAATACTGTCCGGTAATCTGAATCATTTCGTCCAAAGTATCTTCGGCATTATAGAGTCTGGCCCACTTTGGCTTATATTCAGCTTTCATATAATTCCAAACACTATTATAGAAATCACAAATTGCTTGTTTTGCTTGTTCGTTCATTGGTTTTCCTTGTTATCGGATGTTGGGTCACACTTCTTTAGTGTAGCGTCCTCTGGTTCGTTTGTCAAGCCATCTTGCTGCTCGTTATAGGGGCAGTTAATACAACCAAGGTGGCAGCAGTACCCTCTTTTTAATAGGTAGTCCCTAGATAGAGGTTTCGTCATCTGGATATGGTTTAACCACCCATCCTAGCTTTAATAAATCTGATCTAACTTCTTCAGTTACAAAACCTTCGCCTACATATCCTTCATTATCGCTACTGCCTATTCCAGAACAATACCAGTCAATATAACTCTCTCCCTTGCTTCGTATGTCTGCTAAAACACCCCCAGCATATCTCCAAGAACAACTCCACTCTTCATCATTCTTATAGAATAAGTTATTTGCCATAGCGGCATACAAATTTTGTGAATAAATATCGCTTGTTTTACACTTATTTTTGATATATTCTGAGTTTAATAAATCGTTTTCTAAACTTGGTTTGTTTTCATTCATAGTGTTTTTTGGTGTATTATATCTTTGTAGGAGTGTATTAGGGCCACTTCTATAAAACCGTACAATTTAATTATATCACGAAGCCTGAGCATTGTCAACCCTAATTTGACGATGTTTGGGCTTTGTGTATTTAGGTGCAAGGATGATAGTTTTTAATATTAAGAGATGCAAAAAATGCTATATAGACAAATCAATTTTATGTTTTAATTTTTCGACAAATGGCAAATTTCAAGTTTCCGCAGAATGTAAAGAGTGTTTGAATGATTACCAAAAAAAATACAGGCAAATTAATTCAAATAAAATTGCAAAACAGCGTAAATTATATAGACGTAATAATAAAAACAAAATTAGAGATCAACGAAAACTAAGTTATTTAAAAAATAAAGATAAGATCAGTGCAAGTTATCAACAATGGTATAAAAAGAACAAATCAAAAAATAACGAATATCACAAGCAGTACATAAAAAAGAAAAGACAAGAAGATATACTTTTTAGAATCAAATGTAGCCTTCGTGCTAGGCTTAGTCATTTCGTTCAAAATAAAAACAAATCAACACTAGAGTATCTCGGATTATCTTTAGAGGAATATAAAGAATATCTATCTAAAATGTTTGATAAGAATATGAATTGGAATAATTATGGTAAATGGCACATAGACCATATTGTTCCTTTATCATCTGCCAAAAATGAAAAAGAATTAATTCAATTATTTCATTATACTAACACTCAGCCTTTATGGGCTAAAGACAACTTGCAGAAAAGTGATAAACTTTCATGACCACAACTCCTTACGGATTTTAATAAGTTCAATGAGCATTTTTGTATCTTCTTTTTCGTAGTCTGCTTCAATCTTTTCAAGTTTTTTGAATTGAGACAATTCTTTTCTTGTTATTTTACCGTTCATCAAATTATCTTCTTTGTCTTGATTCCAAGATAATCCAGCGACAGCCATTGGTTCTGGTCTATTTGGGCGATCTTTCCACCAGAGATAAAGTTCTTTGATCTTTTGAGCAGAAATAGCTTGGTGGGTTAGTTTTCCATACTTTGGGTCTTTTTTATCTACTCCCCAATCTTTGTTATACTTTAAAGAACAAGCCCATTTTAGATAAGCTAATCCTGCTTCAATTGATCGACCACGTTTGAACTTGTAGTTTTTAGTTCCCTTTTTAAGTGACCATTTTGCTAGGTGTGCATATTCAATCTCTACAAAATCTACAAGCTCATTAAATAACCCATGAAGAATTCTGTAATCAAGCTCATAGTAATGTCCCGGCTTTAGTCCGGTTTTTAGGTAGTGGGTTTTAGTTATCCAGCGATTATTGATATAGTATCTAATCTCAGTGTAAACGTCCACAGGAAACATGATCAAATCCTGTAGTTTAGGTAATCCTTCCTCTGCAAGCCAATATCTTACTGGTCTTTTCTTTTTTTGTTCTTTATTCCATTCATCCCATTTGCCCCACTCTAAAGCATAGGGTTTCTTCTCTCCGCGAACAAAGTCAGCGAATTTAGAACAATTCCAGTGATATATTCTTGATTTTGGTCTTAACCACATAATTTATTCCTGTACTTTAGTTCCCAGATCATAAGGATAACCATCTTCTACTTCTTCACTGTAAGTATCTTCGTAGTGGTTGTCCCACCAAGGGATTTTGCTATCTGGTAATGTGCTCATAATTAAAATTGAAATTCTTTTAGGATATTTAAGATTCGTCGTGCTAATGCAGCGCCGCCAACAATCCTACCATCATTATAATCTTCACCATATCCAGCACTAGCTTCGTGATCTTTTTGTGCTTTAATCTTTTGATTGCACAGTTTCATGATCTCTAGTATACTAGTTTTTTCTTTTTCATTATTTTTCTATCCTAATTTCAGTTTTTCCACACTGATTACAACGATAAATCGGATATCCTACTGGATTTAAGTCTTTTATATGCCATTCATGACCAATATTTGAGCATTGTTCTATTAAACTAGACAGTGCTGGTCTATAAATTTGCTCATCATATTCTTTTATCAATTCTAACACCTTGATTCTTCTTGCATCATCTATCTCTTTGCGTTTTTTCCAAATTTCTATCATAGCCATTCTTTTTCTAGTTTATCAAGAGTTATATCAACTGTAGAGTTTGTGTAAAAGCAATCAAAATCGCTACCTTGAATTTCTCTATATTTGTTCGGCCAAACCTCCCACAAAACATTCATTACTGTTTGACCATATCTCCACTGATTTACTGCTTTTATTTTACCGTTTGATCTTGCTGCTTGATGGCTCAAGAATGTATCGTCTACTTTTTTTAAGAATTCATTGAATGTAATCATTTGATAGTACTCATAAAATATCCGAAACTAACTATCCAAGTTAATACCAAAGTGATTATAGAGACATTAAAAATCCAATACATATCTCTATTATGATTCCATTCAAGAAAATGACCAATATTACCTAATAACATTGTAATAAACATAGAAAGTAAAATGGATATTACACATGCCAATGCTGTACTTAACATCAATTCCCTACAAAATCTAGCATTTCTTTTTTCTCCAAGGCTTATCTATTTCTCCAGCCATAATACAACCATAGGGTTCTATTTCGTCTACTATAGTTCCGAGATTAAATTGTTTTATTTGTTCTTTTACTTTGTTGGCATCTTTGTATGCTGATGGTAACTCAGTAATATCTGGTTGTCCAGAGAAAAATCTAACATCAATACCATCTGTTTCATCTTTAAAGATTTCTTCTTTGGTCTTGCCGGTAATACCTAATCTTAATCGTCTATGTTCTGATCTACTAAGATTTCTCCCAGCACCATGAGGAGCAAACCCTAAATTAGTTGGTGTTGTTTCACCTTTAACGATTAAAATACCGTCTTTCATATTCATGGGTATCAAACGTAAACCATTTGTAGAATCTGGTACAAAAATATCTTCTAATGGGGTCGCTCCTTTAGCGTGATAAAAAATATCATCTTTCTTAAAGACAAAATTATGCTCGTTCCAAAAAGTTTCATTATTAATTGAACTAAATACCTTTTGTTTAACTAGCCTATGAATTATTTCATGATTAAGTTTTGTCCATTCTCTTGTTATTTGAAGGGCTTCCCAATAATCCTGACCTTCTTTACTATCAAAGGGAATCCAAGGATGCTTAGGATTACTATTCGGACTTAATTCTTGTCTAAATTGTTCGGCTTTATACAAACCCTCTTTATATAGATTCGCACCAAAACCTCTACTACCATGATGAGTTACCATCATAGTATGACCGTCACTTTGTCTTATTCCTATAAACAGGAAATGATTACCATCGCCTTGAGTACCAAGATGATATTCAGCATAATTTATACTTTTAGGACTACTCAAATAGTAATTGCTGATTATTTTATCTTTGAGGTCGCTAGGAAGCCATCTGTGGTTCGATATTCGTCCACCCACTCCAAAGTGCGTAATTTTAAAAGCGGCCTCCAGAGCGATTCTAGGCGTTGTAAAACCCAAATCAGTAGCCATCATGGAGCAACAAATATCCGCACTGTGCATACTAGGATGAATAGCATTTTTTGTAGCCACAATTCCACCAACAGGAATATCATTCGGCCCCGTAGGACAAGCATCGGGCATAATGGCTGCATTGACCACAGTAGGAATTGTCAATATATTGTTCATTGCAGCACAAACACTATCTATATTAGATTGTTCGTGCTGATTATCTGCCACTATATTCTTATGAAAAGATATTGGTTGACTATGAGGTTCTAGTGTTTTGGGAACAATAGAATCTATATATTTATGTATAGCGTCACTCTCTAGATTATTAGTATTGGCATAATCTATAACATTCTTAAACCACTTTGAGGGTTTATATCCTAAGTCTATAAGAGTTTTGCCAGTAACCATTATACTTCTAATATTTCTCCTATTCCTTCTAACACGCTTTTTCTAACACCCTTACTCATATTACTGAGCAATATATGATTCTTGAAAAATTTTTCACCTTTTTCTTTTACAATAACCCCAAATGCATTTCTTGTCCATCCACTAGATAATGAACGGACATCTTTAAAATCAACCTCAACATTAAAGCCAAGGTCTATTTCATCAAGTATAGATTTACGCAATTCAGAAGCCAATTTTGTGCTACTTAAATCACTACCATACATTTCTTTAATTTCATAATAAATTAATGGTCCCTTCATAGGTTCTCCACGTTTTTTTCTATAATATCAGCAATAGTTGAAAACTTTTTGCCACTATCGTTCAAGTCCGCTAGACATTCTTCAATATCATATTCACCACAACTGACCTGAAATTCTCCTAGAGGATTTATAATATCCGCCCATTTTCTAACTGCTTTTGGCAAACCACCATCTACTAAATCAAATCTTATAAAACTTGTACCCGACGAATTATCTTGCATTTCTTCAGTATACAATGTTTTTTTATGGTTTTTTTTCATGGTATCATTATACAACTCGCACAGAACGCCCAAACAACAATGTCTTGGTTCATTTTTACTATTGAATTGTTTCAGATAGCCCTTGCCTTGCTTATATTTTCCGCTACGCAAAGCCTTGACCCACTTTTTAGCAATATCTTTTTTCATATTATTTATTCCTTTTCAAAATCTAGTAAGTCTGGATTAATTAAGTCTATCATATAGTCTTTGGTTAAAGCCAATGCTTCTTCGTGACCGATTTCGGTAATAATTTCTTCTATATCGGCCACTATTTTATCTACGAATTCACAAACCTTTGTAAAATCATTTCTATCTAGATTGGCTAATTCTTTTGGTATATTTACTATCATAGGTATTTTTTAAACATTAAAGGGCCGATACGAACGAACTTATATGGAACTCCGCTATTAAATCGTGTTCCATAATAGAAAAAATTAGTAATGCTCCAACCTACCCAAACTATTGTCAATTATTATCCTTATAAAATATCATTACATGACTGCCATAATCTGTGGTTATCATAATCTTTCGCTCGTCATACTTTAGACCATGTTCGTAACAAAAATCTTCTGCTTCTCGTAACAGTTGTTTTAAAGTAACTGGAGAGTATAGCTCTTTTTCTATTATCTTTTGGTCTCTCATAAACTTTCCCTATATTGAAAATGCCCCAATTATCGTTGTTTAATACCCTGCGTGAGAAATCTCAACAATACGGATATTAGAGCAACAGGACATTGCCTCCCGGTGATCAAGTCGGTGGCGGCGGTTAATTCCGCTCTTGATTAATTATATCCTGCCCCGTGTCATAGTCAATGACCGGATTATCAAAAGACTCTATTAGTCTTTGCAGAGTAATCTTCAAATCTTCTAGACTTTCTTCCATGACCCTTATAGGTTCTTCTGTCCAACCATTCACCTTACCATCCTCATCATAATAAACCTCATGAATAGCATAATAAATAGCATCATCCATATGGGTTCTTGGTTCTATATGTCGGATTATTCTATGATTCCAACTCATTTTTCTTTCCTTTGGGGCAACTTTTTAGGCTTTACTGTCGGTCTATTTTGTTCTGTAATTTCTGGCAAAAACAACTCATCAACTTGTGCTGATCTAATAGATTCCAGCATCTTATTCAGATTTTGCAGCCTCGTCACCAACTCTTGCCCTACGTTTATTTGTTTATCGGTACTCATAGTGCTTGTAGTTTAACAAAAATTTTTGGTTTGTCAACCTGACGGTTCGCCGCTACCTATTCTATACATCATCATTTCAATTTGATCACTATTTTGTTCTATAATTATTTCTCGTGGAGTTTTATTACCAAATGCTGGATTAGGAGAATCCAACCAAGAATCAATAAATTCTTCTTGCACTATTCTTTTGAGTCTTTCTTTAAGTTCGTCTGTTGTTTTCATTTTGATAATCTCTCCCGAAAATTAAGTAACTGATCTAAGACTGCTGTTTCTCTTTCTACATTTTCTTTTTGATATTTTATTTTGCTATCTATATCTTTTTGATTTGCTAATCTTAATTCTTTGCAATTTCTTAAACCATAATACCAATCTTCATTTGAACTAAAAAAGGTTTTGCCATACCAAGGATCATGTTCTGCTTCAAAAATATGGATAACTCCACCGCTACTATGCAGCAAAGCAATTATGTCACCCTTTTTCCAGTTCGGCATATTCTGTGTTGTCATACTGGTTGTGTTCCATATAATTTTTCAACTAGCCAAACAGACTTATCTCCAGTAAAATTCATATCAACACTTTTTCGCTCATTATAATTTAATTTCCAATAATGTTCGATACCAAACTTTTTCCATGTTGATAAGTCATAATCAGTCATAGAGGTTCTATATGCTGAAGGTCTGCTGTCATCATATAGGTGTTCAAAAACATCTCTCAAAATAACAATCTTAGTATTACTATCAAGACTATCCCAGTGAAGACCAATCCAATCTTGAACTGCTCCCGGTACATAAGTATGTCTACTAAGAGCATATCGTAATGCTGCCACGACCATAATGCTGCCATTAACGTCGCAGTTAAACTTATTTTTCTTCGTTCGCATCAGCAAAATCCTTATACAATTTATAATTCATTCCCGCCACAAATCCGCACTGAAAATAATAAAAATCATTCGGGGTTCCTTCATGATCTCCGTCTAGCCACAATTCCTCTGCTAGTTTTTTAGCACTCTCATATCTTTCTTTGATAATATCTAGTTCGTTTGAACTCATACGTTTCTTTCCACTATCTTTTCTATTCCTCCGCTTGGTCCATTGATTATTTCCAATATAACTCTCATGCTCATATCAACATCGTAAGCAAATTCAGCAAACTTACCATCACGATATTCTGCTTTTATTGCCATAGATTTAACTTCTTCAGCAATAGTTTTTATGTCATTGATATCTTCATCATTTAGAATCATGTGTTGGTTTCCAATCGCCTTTAAGGAACTTTAAAGTTGCTGGCACAATATCTTCTCTATAGTAGCAGTCTAATTCTAGATTGGTAATTTCTTCATATTTTTCCGGCCAAACAGTATGCAGCACATTCATTAGAGCCTGTCCATATCTCCAATTAAAATAACTACTAGTTCTATCAATCTCTTTGAGAAATTCTTCATAACTCATTTGTTATATTTCTTCTTTAGTTTTAGATAGGTTTGATATTCTTCGTATTCTTCTTGTTCTTTTGCTGATCTTTCTTTGTCTTTAATCTTCATCATTTTGCTCATTGAAGTTCCATAAAGTATCTACTATTCCTAGTAAAGTATAACTGTCGAATTCTTTTTCTATAGGAGTAAATATCCATTTTCCAGATTCTTGTCTCATAAAATATCCATGTTCACTTTTGTATACAGAATCACTTATAATCTCTAAATGTGGCCCGTTACATTTCCATGGAGTAATACAGTTTGGGCATTCCATTACTTCAATCTCTCCTTAATCGCCGTTCTAGCATCATCCCAGCCTGCGATATAAGCCGCCTCCAGCCACGTTTTAATCTCTCTCCACTTGGTTGTGGGTTCTTCAGAAGTATTTAAAACAAGATCATCATAAGCTCTTTCACTCCTTAATGAGAATCCTTCAATACTGTTCAGCCAATCTTCAAAACCGTGCATATTTTTATTCCTTAATTACCATTGTTCCATCACGAATAACATAAGTTTTTGCATTAAGAGACGAACGAACATATTGTCGTCCACCATCAATCATATTACCGTTTTCAAAAAATTTACACCTATGATGATACTCACTATACTGCAAATTTCCATCATCATCTTCTACCATACCAAAAGTAAAATCTTCCACCTTATCGGCACTAAAAATAACAAAATCATCACTATCACGACTGAGTGCAATTCCAAAGTATTTATTACCAAATTCTGGATGAGGAGTATCTCTGTAGAAAATATCCACAGGACGATCACTAGCACCAAAATCGGTTGTGCAAACATACTTGATAGGAACACCATCTTTTTGAGAATAGTGCTTAATAATAGTTTCAGTATTCGTAATTGGAAAATGTTTAATCATGTTTGGCTCTGGAATTGGACTATAGGTAACTGACTAGATTGTATCAGTTGGTCTAAACTTTGTAAAGACTCTGTATTTAAACTTCTAAGATAGTCATCAAACTTATTCCAATCTTTTCTATCAATCATTAACCAATATTCTCTTTCAGAATAGCCAATAGAATCTTCGCTGTGACATTCTACTCGACCAGCCATCCAGTTAGTTCCATTTTTCTCTAACCATTCATTATTCATGATTAGTTCTTGTACCAAATAATAATGCCACATATTTATTTATTCTTTTCAAAACATTGATCACACAAAACCACAGCCCATCCACCTTTTCTTATGCTTCCACTATTACCGCACTGTTCGCAAATTGTACTAGAACAATCTTCAATCACACTTACAGCCCCACGAATATATTCATCTCCACCAGAATAATAAATCCTTAAAACCCCGAACTTCTGCTTAATTTGGTCAAACTTAACATCGGGATAATCTGGTTCAGTCTTTAGCTTTTCTGGATCATTTTTAATAAGATACCTAAAACGATCAGTCATCTGTTGTTTATGCTGATTAATTCTCCAGCATAAAGAATTTAGCAAATTATACCAGCCATCACCAATCTCACACCCATAGATCATGGGGCTGGACTTATTATCTTTATTACTAAAGAGTTCTGGATACTTTTCGTATAGTTTATCTTGTAGTTCTTGTTTCATATTTTAACCTACTATTGGATAATCTGACCCCATAAGAGGGTCTTCGTCATGCGGATACTTAAACGGCCCTAAAACACTATGTCTAATTCTTTTTAGAAATTGTATAGTTTCATCAAAACAACTGGAACAAAGATGAACTTCAAATTTTTGACCATCTCTCGTACTCCAATAACCCCATACGGCCTCAAGCGTAGCATTTTCATGATTACCATAATCATCTGTGCAATTGTTCCCACAAGCATCACACATGATAGTATCAAGAACTTTTACAGTTTTTTCTTTAAATGTTCTCATTTCCAACGTCGTGCAGGATCACGCCTCTTTGCTTTCTTTGGTTTAATTTTAGTCATAGACCAACCGGATGGTACTACATTATATTGATTTTTAGAAAGACCAATATACTCTGCCCAGTAGTCCATAGTTTTCTTATATCCATCAATAATAACATCTTTGGAACAAGTTTTCTTCAACAAATCTTCAAAACTCTTAGCCATAATAATCTTTCATTTATTTAAAAGGTTCAGATAAGTCTTATATAAATTTTTACTTAATTCATTAGTATTGTCTGTTTGATAACCATCATGAATCTGTTGAATAGTTTGTATTAATTCATTAGTCTCTATAGTATAGACCGGTTGTGGTTCAACGATGGAGAATTCTGTAATGCCTGTTGTGATAGAACTGAATAAGTTGGTAAGATCGTCCACAAACATTAGTTTTATTAGCTGATTATTTATTGTTGTCTGCTTATTACAAAGAATATTAGAAAAAATCTGAGAAACTATCGAGTGTTGATTGTTACAGTATTTTCCAACCATTAAAGGTAAGCGATATACAATAGATAGTCCATATGACGATAAGGTATTCTCAGCATCTCTCTTACTCAAAGAAAACAGAGAATCTTCATTATCTATATCTAGAGTAGATGGATATATTATAGGAACTAAATTTTGACTACTTATTAGTACATTACATACGTCTTGTGTTAGCCTTACATTAGAGTTATAAAAGTCTATATGTGTTTTGGATGGATCATCGCAAATACCTGCTAAATGAAATACTATTTGTGCATTTTCTAGTATTCTAAACATTTCTCTTTCTGGAGTATGTCTGGTAATTTTTTCTATATGGAATAAACCAAATAGTCTTTTGTATAAATTCTTACCCAAGAAACCATTAGCTCCAGTGATCGCTATGTTCATATCTCTACAAAACTAATTCGTATTGAGTATTTCAAGTATTGACTCAGCCAATACTGCTCGTCCAACAATTCGTCCATCCTCATAAGGATCATTGTAACTAGATTTTTGACTCCAACATTGCATAATACCCAAGCACATTCGCCTAATTTCTTCCAATTTTTCTTCTTTAGTCATTTTCTGCCTCGACTGGAATATATACTGGCTGTTTAATGTTACAACGCCCAAGAGCAATTCTAACGCCCAGCTTTTTATTATAGTTCTCTTTCTTACTACAAATAGCGAGTCCATCATAATGATCACCAGATGGGCCATCAATTATAATTTGGGTTGATCCACCCTTAGTATCTGGATCAATAGGCCCATAACCATGATCACCACTAGGCTTGCTTCCTACTTGCCATTTATAATAGCCGTTGTAAAGACGATTGTGAAGAACCCGAACCTTATATCCGCTATTACGAAGCTGTTGAACTGTCATGTTTTTCTCCAATATAATTAGTGTAGACCACAAACTTCCACTGTGCGAGCGATAATAATAGTATTATACTCTGACAAAAAACTATTCAGATCATCTTGTTTAATAACCAACTCGCAGTTGTTCTGACCAATAAAATACTTATCAAGTAAATTTTGAACTTTTTGTTTAACTGTTGGACTCATTAGATTTTCTCCAAGGTATGCCCTACTATACTAGAGTATCGGTTTTTGTCAACAACCAACTTTAAAAATCAACTAGGAACTTTTTCTTTGTAGTCCTTTATTTCTGCTATGAGTTTTTTAAGATTATCACTGTCTTTCAGATCAGCCAACGTATAATTAACTCTTCGATTTTGTTTAGAGTCTGGATTCATGTCACCCAAAAACAAAATACTAATAGCTAAACCAGAACTAACAATCAAAACAATAATCAGTCCTGCAAAAAAAATAAACATTTCCATGATTAATCTCCCTTATAAGAGAATAGATTACCAAGACTAAGAATACTAGGAACCCACAAACCTACAAAAAGTCCACTATCTTTAGCCTCTGGCATACCACTGAACCAAAGACCAACACTAAGAGCAAAGCTCAAAAAAGCAGCAACCAAAACACTAATCTTAAATACGCTCATGATAAAACTCCGGTTTGTGTTTGTTAAAATAACTGTTCGATACCCTTGCATTATACATCGTCATGATCCAGCGGTCAACTTGAATTTTAGGGATTGTCCTTATAAAGTCCCACCGTCAAGCCATCCTCTGTTCTATAGTGAATTCCTTTGCGATATTCTGGGAAATCAACTTCATTGACTCCAAATGCTATCCTAAGATATTCATTAGTATGAGCTTCCCCTACAAAATAATCGTCAAACACTTTGACTTGTTCGACTGTTGAATTTCTAACAACAATAAAAACCCATCTCATCATTAATCCTCCCAAGGCTCAAAGTTTACAGTAAATAGTTTACCATCTTTATTTCGATAAAATAATTCTGGCCCATCTTTTTTTGTCCACCAAATAAATGTATTCTTAATTTTGTTATTTATGTTCGGATTCCAACTAGCTGACCAAACATCTGGCCCCTTATCATCATGTGTTGATCGTGCAAATATGATTTGATATGGACTACTAGTTCCATTATAAATCTGTATAGTTCCATCAAATCCAACTTCAATGGGTTTCATTATATTCTTCCTGAGTCATATAAGACCCATCTTTTTTTCTGGAAGTAAATTGGCCCATACCCATACATTTTTCACAAGACGCCATGTCTATTTTCGGCCCAGCAGCACCATATTCTTGAAGCAAAATCTTGTACTTGTTCTGAACAATGTCGCAATAATCGTAACCATCACCGTAGGGCAGCTTAACACACTTTTCACATTTGTCAACCATTAGATGATGATTTATGAATAATGCCAAACTAGCATCCATCATAAGTTTATTAACATCTGTTGGATATTCTCCAGAACCTTTACATTGATTGCAAGTTATCTTATGCGTCTCAAACTGTTGCTGGTAATAATGTTCTAGTCTTTTCTTTTTAAGATAATCATATAAGTTATACTTATCCCAAGGTAGTATTGGAGAGAACAACACTACTATAAGAGCTAAAGAGAATACTACTATAAGACTATCTATGGTTTCTTTTTTAAGGAACATAATCAAAACACTCTACTTTCTTGATATTATACTCTTTACCATGGGCTATATGTTCTTTGATATATTGTTGAGCTTGTTCTATTGTATAGAACTTTAGTATAATTTTACGGGGAGAAAATTGTGGAAAACCGCCTTTATAGGCCCACAAATAATACCAAAAGAATAAGCATTTTTTCTGAATCTGATACCATTCTTCTCCATTACCATTAACAAATTTACAGATTTTGTATTTCATTCAAACTCCTTGAATAGCCATCTCTTAACTTCGTCTGGGTGTTTGTCTCTCATATATGGAGTAGCACTAATATAACCAATAGCATAATCTATTTTACTTTTAAGGGCAGCGACAGCCATTTCTAATGCTTTAATCCTATCCTTTTGAGATTCACTAGCTTTATATGCTGATTCTAGTTGAATCTTTTTATCTTTGATTTCGTCCTTCAGTGGGACAATCATATCGTCCAATAATTCATTAGAATGTTCTAGTGCGGCCAACTTATTTTCTAGATGAGCTTTTATTCCAACTAAAGAAGCATTATTGGTTGTTAATTCATCTAATTTCTTTTCCAAGTCCTTATAGCTTTTATCTGGAGTATAAACTCTATGAGTAAATTTTTCCATATTTTGTTGATAAGTTCTAAGTTCGTTAATAGTTTGCTTTAGTTCTTTATTGTCTTTTTTTAAATCAGCTATTATATGTCTTAGCTCATCATTTATTTGAAATAATTCATCGTAACTTAACTTATTAGAGTCGTTCATTTAACATCCTCTTTAATTTCTTAACAGCCATAGTTCTACTATCTTTCATAAGCTCATCAATAAGATCGTCTAGTTTTTCATCAAGCGTCAATTCCGCTGGTTTAGGTTGGACGGGCGGGTTGATCAAGTCCTTAAATAAGTCTCGCAAATTGGTTGCCATACCCCCTATTGAGTCCATAGAATACAGTCCTATGGTATAGTAATGAGCATTACATTCGTGTCCATTTGCTACAAAATAATTCATTCTTTCAAAAATTTCATTCTCATCATCATTTGCTATATCATCTGTTTTATGAACCATGATAAAATTCTTAAAAATAGTAATCTCATGATTAAGATTTAATGATAGAGAATTTGGATATTTGTCTTTTTTATCATTAGATAAGGTATGCCTATTTAGTTTTATATAATCACACAATTGATTGTCATGATTAAAAAAACTAGGATATGGATCATAATAATGATGATATAAAGATGGTGCTGGACTATATCGTTCTAGAGATTCAATACTATACATTAGTCCGCCTATAACCCAATAGTATTTACTTGTATGTTTGTAAGAATCTAAACAATATGGTACTATATCTCTAAGTTTCATGTTGTTACCACCACTTTCACTCCGTCAAATTCATGACGATCACAAGAATCATGAATACCACTACGGAATGGTTTATTGACAACAACAAAATCAAAATTAAAGTCCCCGCTCAATTTATGTTCTTTAGTCAGATAGTCAAACAAAATATCTTGAACGTCTTGGACACTAAGAACAATTTCTTGTTTATTTTGAATTTTCATAATAGGTTATGTTTTTTAAGAGTTTGGTATAGATTTTTTACTTCTTTTTCACTCAGCCGTAATTCGCTAGGGTCAGTATTATTATAGCTAAAAACTCTCACTAAGTAAGGTTTATTTTTCAAAAGCTCATTGTAATGAATCTCGATAGTATCATATTCAAGATTCAGAGTTCTTAGAAGAGTCATTAGTGACCTCAATCCACTTTGGATAATCGCCATCCCATACATTAATGTAGCATTTTGAATTTTTCGAGAAACTCATAGCAGTAGCACCCCAATTATCGCAAATTTTAGACATACAAGCTATACAATATCCTTCTTTAAGATGTTCGCAGTTTCCTTTGTACGGTACACTCATTTTTTGATCTTTTTCTTTTTTGGTTTTGGCTCAGTCCACATCTTATCAGTAAAAACCATCTCTCTAATTCGACAAGGATGCCCAAGAAACTCTCCATTTAAAAAATGAGACTCAGCGATCTTGTAAGTTTTACAAATCTTTTCAACTCCTTCATAAGCAACCCCAGCACTATGATGCTCACAAAGTATAGCATAGACTTTCATTATTTATCCTTTATTCTTTCTAATAGGTTACGAAGAATGTCTGATGCTGCATCAATCTCTGCTGCACATACTGGGAAAAAATGTGCAAAATACGCCATCGCCTCAATTTCTTTATCTGTTAAAATTATGGGTTTAGTCATTAGTTTAGCGTCATGATCTGACAGTATCTCTCTGGCGGTAATAGCTGACTTTTCCTCAAGCGTCAACCCGTCTGGGGCTAGGTGGTCAAATGCACATTCCCCGTTAAATCCTTCACGGGTGAAGTTAAAGCCCTCGTAAAATGCCCTCGTCAGCATTGCCACTACGTGTTCTGGTAGGTTAGTCATTATTATTCTCCATTAGGAGAAATCCGGTTAGTTGATAATGAAACTTAAACAATCGTTCAATTCTTTCACTAATTTCATACCACTGTTCACTATTCCCATCTATAGTATCTCTATAGTCCTGCATACAAGAGATAGCGACACTAATATCTTCTGCTAGTGTTGGTATTACTTTCATTAGTTAACCTTAATATCTTTAGTGTGCGTTTCTGGAACTCCAAAAGCATTTTTAGCAGTAAACTTAAGAGTAACAGTATTTCCACTCACCTTAGTATAAAACTCATGGAATACAAGAGTGTCAGGATAATTAACCATGCCCCTTACAATCTCCTTCGCCTTCAAAATCTTATTAATCTCATTGTCATCAATAGCTACTGCAACATTAGGATGAACCATAATATCACCAATAAAACCACTCATAACAATAGCGAACATTACCACACGAATAAACTTAGTCATAAAGTCTCCTCATAAAGTTAGAAATATTAATGTATACGATCTTCCCACGGAGGATCCTCTGGAGGATTATATCCTCTATATTTGAGTTCGTCAGTAATATATGATGGACATTTATCAAGATTTTCAGAACACCACAACAGATAATCTGAATCTACATCTGTAATAGAAATACCTTTATACTTGCCAAATGTTATCTTTTTAACCTCGTCTGTTATTGGACGATTTTTCCTTGCACTTTCTTGCTCAATATTCCTTTCAAGAATATGTTCTCTTGCTGGTCTACCACCTTTAGTAGTGACTCTTACTCTCATTATTTCTTCTCCAAATATTTTATAGACACGATTCACAACTTACAAGATTAAGATTTATTCTTGATTTGATTTCTTTGATTGTTACAACAAGTTTAAACATTTTCAAAAAACATTGATCCCCACAATTATAACACACAGACCCATCTGCCTCAATACTGATCCAGTCAAATTGAGCAGTAAAACTTAGATTCATCTTCCAGATTCCAATCTAAAATTCTCTGGAAATTGTATTCTATCACACAGGTGCGGAAAAATCAAGTCATGCTTGGCATATCCATCATTTTCATGTCCAATACGAACTCCATAATCATAAAGATAATCGCTATTAGCCCAACTATCAATATTATCGGCAACAACATAACTTAAAAAACCATGACGATAACGAATATACAACCATTTATCATCAGAAGTTATAGCTTCTAATTGATATGGACAAGCACCACCGTAACTAAGAAGCTTTTTAATGACTATCATTATTTCTCCACATTATCCACCATATTTTCCATCGCTATATCCTTGATCATATCCTTCATTATATGCTTTTTCAATTACCATCTTAAACAGTCTTGTAAGATCTTTTGGGATAATAATTTGTGTTCCTTCAATATTAACTTGAAAATCTTGATCACTCATTATTTTTTCTCAACATAAAAATAGAATCATTAATCATATTTTCTTTCTATAGAGAGATTTTCGTTAGCTAAGAAGCCCAGAATAAATCCGGCAGACAATAAAGCTAGATTAGGACTATGTTGTTCTTGATAAAAACAACAACCTATAAAAATAGCAGTAACACTATAAACTAGTATGAGTTTTTGTGATTTAGTCATTTATTAACCTTTTTCTTTTTCTTTACAATCTTCTGATATTTTTCACAAACCACTTCCATTTCCTCAATATGGGCATTTCTCCAGTAATCATCTTCTGCTTCTATATATGACTCTGCAACTTCTCTAGATGCACAAATCATCTCTAGTTGTTCACGAATAGAACACGCCCCATGTTCAGAAATTATAGCATAGACTTTCATTATTTATCCTTTATTCTTTCTGCAAACAAATGCAACCAATACAGCCCAATTAATTGAAAAAAATTTCTTGAGTCTTACAAATGGTTTTGCCATATGTTTACGAAAATCTTCGGCAAAATCTGGCTCTCCGGTATCGTCCAGCATTTCTTGAACACTATTGTATTTTGTCATTTCTTTTTTCCTTCATCTTGTTCTTTTGACAATACTTCTAGTTTTAGAGAGGTTAGTATCAAATGTTTGTTTGTTATATTACTCTGAATCTTCCAGTCTGTTATTTTTTGATCTATTCTTGAATAATCAGCACTAGGTATTTTATCATAGGTACTAAAAACCAGTATATCATCTGGTTTCAGATTCATTACTGATATTTTATCTATTTCTGGTAGGTTAGTCATTATTTATTCTCCTTCATCCAAACTTCAAATACTTCTTTAGCTTTTTCTTTTGTATCAAATTTCCACAAAGTTACCCAAATCCTTTGTTTATGACCAAAATCCCCAAAAGAAAAATAGTTTGTTGGTCTAACAATTTCATTGTCCATAATTTGGTCATATTTTTGAGGCTGTCCCAATAATTCTGTCCAAGATTTAGTCATTCCGGTTTTTCCATTAATTTAATCACCGTCCCATCCTTAAACCTTATTTCAATCCACTCTTTCCATGGACTATTAAAACCAGTATCATAGACCCTATCCAAACCAATTATAGGACAAGTTTTCTTGCCCATTCGCCCCATTAGATAGTTAACTAGATTATTCATTGTTTTGTTCTTTCAAGTAAATTGTGAAGCGTGGCGGCTCGTTCATGATGAAGTTGTTCTACCCATTGCGATGCCCATTCTATTGCCTCAATTTCTTCTGTGGTCAGAGTTTGATATTTGAGTCCTGCTTCAAATCCAGATGCAAAATAATTAAAGGAATTTGGAACACTTTTGTACCATCCCTCACCTACCCATATTGGTGGAATATTCTTTTGAGACTTCTCATACTCACTAACAATAGTCTCTAGTTTAATCTTATCGTCCATTAATTATTCTCCACAATATCATTAACTTTACAATATGATTTTTCTAACTTCTCTATCACACTATTTTGTCGTTTAATAAAATCTTTCCTATTTCCCCAATAACTACCCTCATCCCTACTCTCATAGGCAATCTGGAGTAAATAGCCGATTTCCGCTCTAGTTAATGTAATTGTATCTTTAGTCATTCCTGCACCAGAAAGTTATTGATTAAGTTAGCCAGTTTCCCCAAATCCTCTTTATTAATTACCATCTCATATCTTTCACCAGAATAATTAGTAGTCCTAATCATATAGCACTTATTACTAATGTTAGGATTATGAAGCATCTCTACAAAGTGATCGTGCAAATTAGCATAATCAGATTTCATGACTCAAATTCTTTCTTGAGTTCTTCATATTTTTGTCGTCTACGTTCTTTAGAAAGTTTTTCTGATTTTAATCTGCTATTGTATTCAGTATCAGTTTCGGGTCTTTCTTTATACAATTCAAAACCCATATAATCGCCACAATAATTTACTTGTAAGCCTTGCCATCCTTGACTTTGATAATATTTCAAACTGTCAATAACATCTTGTAAATTACTTGCAAGAGTTCTCTCATCAACATCAAGAGTCTCTTTGACCATAATTCTATCCATTTGGGAAAATCTCCTTAATATAACTAGCAAAGAGATTAGCCGTATTTGGTACATTAACATCCCTACTGTAACATTCTGTTATCTTATCGTTGATCATTTTAGCAATATCATCAGATATTGGAATATTTACAGAATAACCCACATCATATTCTTTCATCATATAATTTACAACTCTCATTCTGAAATTTAGCAACTTATCCCAACTTTTGTTGCTCATATTAAAATTATTCATTTGATTTGATTATCACTCTTCCAAGCTTTATTGTCTGACAAATATTTCATTATATCATTAGCCGTATTATTTATACTATTATTATTCTCATAAGACATATGCAACATATGCTTTATAAAGTATCTTTCGTCATTAGTCAAATCCCGTAATGAAGATGACCGATTTCCCCCATATTCATCATCAATATAGTCAGCAACAGCCAACATAAATTGATTAAAAGAGAGGTTATTTGATTTCATTTTGATTCTTTGTTCTTTCAAGCAATGATTGAAGCACCCATGCTTTTCTCAGTGAGTATTCGTCGTCATCATCAGCACAAGCAAGTTCAGCAGCCCAATTTATAGCATCTCGTTCATCGTCTGTTAATCTTAGTCTCTCAATTTCTGCATTTTTCTTCTCAATGATAGTCTGAGAATTAGCCAGATGCCGACAAGCCTCGCCCAACGGGTCATTTTTCATAAAAATTTCCTTTAGCGTAAGTATACCATTGTTATCGGCAATTGTCAAGACTAGACTTGAACTTTTTGTGGGTTTATGCACTTTTTGTGGGTTTTGGTGTATTTTACTATAGATATAAATCACATAATATTAGAGTATTTATAATGAGAAAATGTTTAGATTGTAATCAAGATTTACTACAAACTAAAGGTCGCCCTAGAAAAAGATGTGATATTTGTAATAAAGAATATCGCAAACTATATTGGAGAGCTAGAGAAGATAATCCAAAAAGAAAAGAACAAAATAAAGAAAGATGTAGAAAGTATTTTCAAAAACATCCAGAAAAAGCAAAAGAATATAGTCAAAAAAGTAGGTATGGTAAAAACAGGAAAAATTATCTAAAAAATAAAAGAAAGAATAACAAGAAATATTATTACAATAATCTTGAATATAAATTAGGAGGAATATTAAGATTTAGACTTTGGCAATCACTTAAAGATAAAGATACAAATGATTCTAATTCAGCCATAAGTTTATTAGGTTGTTCCAAACAGGAATTAATACAATATTTAGAATCTCAATTTCAAGAAGGGATGAGTTGGGATAATTGGTCATTAAATGGTTGGCATATTGACCATATTCGCCCAATATCGTCTTTTGATTTATCTGACCCAGAACAGGTTAAACAATGTTTTCATTACAGCAATTTACAACCATTATGGGCTATAGATAATTTGAAAAAATCAAATTCGTGGGTACAAGACCCAGACAATACTTAATTCTTTTGATTTCAGTGGGATTTCATCCTCATTTGCCACTAAACACTATTTGATTAGTGCCTTTTCGTGAATTCACACCACAGATATGACGTAGCATAATATGAGCATTATTAACTGAAAAGCCCGGTTTGTCCTTCTTTTGGTCAATATAATACTGGATCATAGAGGCTAAAAGTTCTAGTTCCTTGTCAGTCAATTGAATCGTTTTATACATCCTAAAACCTCAAATTTCCCCTATTTTATTACTTTTCCTACCCGTATCCATAGTAGCAGTATACCAAGAGGTAAGGGTATTGTCAAGTATCGGACTATGGGGGTTGACAACTTTATTCAAATCCTGTACAATTAGCCTGTTATCCCACAAATTTCACCACGGCGCAAGATAATAAGTGAATTTTAATTCAATTGACCGATAAATAGCTCATATAAGCTAAGAAAAGTCCTATTATGGCTTGATCTGACTTTCGGTATAGTGAATAACCGGGGTATTTTGGTGGGTTTTTAATGTGAAAGATAGAAAATACCGTACAGAAATCATAGAAACTATAGTAACTAGCCCCACAAAAGCTAGGTTCTTAATGAAAGGGATATGAAAATCTTCTTTTTTTGAAATTCTACTCATTATAGTCCTCATACAAAAAATGCTCTAAATACCAGATCAACAGTGATCGAATTATGATGCAGGAAAGAATGATGTGTGGGCCATATATAATGAGATTATTATTTTCAACCATTATAATATCTCAAAATTCTGTAAAGTATGGCTGAGAGTAGTAGTAGTCCTATGAGGAAAATGAATATTCTTGATGAATCATCATGAATGAAGGTGGGACAAATGGGCCGTTTAACTATGGAAATTATTTGAGCTATCATTATCATCTTTCTTGGATAAGTAAGAAATAAAATATAGCCCGCCAATATATACTACTGATTCTACTAGGATCAATCCTAGCATAAAGAACCCTAAGCTACTTAATAAATTATCCATTATAATAGCCAAAGGTTTTCCTGATCAATTCTAAGAAGAAATTAGATTTGGTAGGAGGTGGAGTTTGAATTTCTTCAACTTTATTTTCTGGTAAAGTGGCCTCAGTCTTTTTCTTGCCACATGATTTTTTGCAGCACTTACTTTTAGCACAAGATTTCTTTTTGGCCATAATTAAACCTCTGGGGATTTATATTCAATATTTAATACTTTACTTTCCTGATCACTATCAACTATGGGATGAATTCTAATAACAAGATCAGCGTTAGTATTAGGGTGTTCATTAGTAAATTTTGTGATTAATTTTTGTACCTGCTCACAAATTTTTTCGCACCTAATATTTGACTCATTAAGTGATATGCTAAAAAACGAATTCCAACTGACTGTATCCATAAAATCAAAAGGGTTAGATTAGGTAAAACATTATTGCTTATTAGAATCTTCCATTAACTTAGCAATCTTAGCCATGAATGTATCATCGTCCTCTAGTTCCTCCTCTATCTTAGGAACAGGAGTAACTACCGGAACTGGGGCTGGAGCATTAGTATCCGCTACTATCTTGGGTCTATTTTTGAAATACTCTGTACCATAGGTAACAAAAATTTCTTGACCCTTTTTAATATCCTTTGATGCTACAACGTCAGCATACTCTAGGTTGTATTTAAATTCCCATTTTGTATTTGGAATATCTTGATGATTATAAACCATACCATATCCAAGAACCATCCAGAGATATTTGCCGTGATTTTTACAATCATTACAATCACACTTTGGTTGAGTATAAACATACTTCCAGATTATGGGATCATGATGATAATGAGACCGATAACCTAATCTTACCATGGGACATCGTTCAATAATATCACCCTCTTTAATATCTACTGTGGCAAATACTCCACGACCCTCAACAGCAGATTGTTGTACTTGAATTTTGGTTGGAGCGATAAAATCTATTTTTTCATTTGCCATAGCTATATTCCTTGTATAACTAATATTATTTTGAAAATAATCTCTGTCAAGACGAAATCCAACTGACTGTCTCTATAGTCCGCAAAGGGGTGGTTTAGGAAAAACATTTGTATTATTATTTATTACTTAAAAGCAAGAGAAGGGAATCGAACCCTCAACATTCAGGTTGGAAACCTGACGCTCTGCCAATTGAGCTACTCTTGCCAGTAGAGATTACCTCCACGACCTTACTCTATACCACATACCATTTCGACCTTGTGCTGACGCATCTCCTGTTAGTCTCATATTGTTACCTGGGGTACAGGTGTTACAATTTGGACTAGAACCATAACCTACTCCTTCAAAACTTCCAATACAACTCCATACATGACCAGTAATGTTATTAGCTGCCATATGATTAGCTTCTGCTTGACAACGATCCTGATCACTGCTTGATGTATAACTACTGGTATAACTTTGGACCACAGTATTTGGCTGACTATAGTATTTGGGTCGAGCCGCCTCTGCGGTAAAAGTAGTGACAAAAACTAGGGCAATTGCAATCATAAAAATTTTCATAAATTCCTCCTTGAATAAATTAAATCCTATTTTAAGAAAAGACCCCCGAAAGTGTGCATTGTTAAGAGGCATCGGGGGGTTATCTTTTCTTTGATCTATAACCTAACAAATCATTCATGATCCTTTAGATTATCAACCATGAATATTAACGAACAACGCTGCGAACGCGAGCCACAGTTCTGCGGCCAACATTACGAGTGGCCTCAACAGTTCGGCGTGTTACTGTAACTGGTACAGCAATTACTTCCCTAGTTACATTGACAACTCTACTTCGTAGGGTACAATTGCCACTAGCACACTCACCAGCATAAGCTGACGAACCAAGAACCATCAGAGCAAAAACAAATGCAATCTTCTTCATAAAAATTTCTCCTTTGAAAGTATGTCGCGTCCATGCGACCGTTATTTACAGTATAATAGATCAATCCATGTTCCAGACAAGATATCATTTCTTACTGACCCCACAATCCCGCTGACTATTACCACTAAAACCAAATCCGGAGGATTAGCCGAGACTAACCCTACCGGATTAATTTAATACCAAATTACTATTGTTTACTATTTAATAATTGGAGTAGAACAATGGCAAGAGTAATAGTATAATGATACTAATGCTAACAATGTTACTAATGTTCCAACGCTCCAATAAACTAATGTATAATTCATAAAGCACCTCATTGGTTAATTGTAAAAGTTTCTGTATCTGCCTTATCGGTTTTACTAATCTTATTCTTTCGAATGATTTTAGTAATACGTCCACGATGATCATCATGAGATGATTCTAAGAAACATTTATCTTCATGATTATCGTGAAAACCTTTAAACTTCCAGTCATAGCTTTTTAGAATATCTTCTGGAGTAGTAGAATGATCATAAATTTCACCCTCTACTTCAAAAGAAATTATTCTATGAAATTTCTTAGGCATGATAATGCTCCTCTTCTGTGAGAGTAGCAGGACCATTGAAATCCTCCCAATTCTCCACCAATACTTCTGGTGCTTCTTTTCGTATCTCTGCTTCTAAGGCATAATTAGATTCTTTATCTTTCTCATGCTCAAGATAGTCTCTTAGTCTATCTTTGATTTGCATGAAATCTAATTCACCCAAGATAACATCAATATACTTTCTTTGAACTTCCTTACGGTTAATCTCACTAACATATCGAGTACGCATAATACACCTCATGGTTAAAAGTTAAAAACACTTTTTGCCCATGATTCCGATACTCCCTCGTCTTTTCTCACCAAGACGACTGACTATCAGCTCCGTTGACTATTGCATTATACCATAGGAGACTTGAAGGACCAAACATTAGTTGTTAACCAATTTTTAACTGACCCCCATAATTGACTGACTATCGCCATCCACGCCAAATTTGAAGCATTAGGTGGAACAATCAATCATCAATAATTTCATCTTGATAATAACCATTTGAAATTCGTTTGGGTTTATGTATTACAATTTCCTCTTCAGTATTACATACCATGTCCATGAACATGAACAATGAGCCAGTAAAGAACACAATCAGAATACAACCAACAATGTAATAGCCGTCCATAAGATTTTTCTTTCTTGACATACCCCTGCTGGAATGGTATATATTATGCAGGTGCGTATGATAAATAAGAGTTAAGAAGTTAGAGAAGGGTAAGATACAATAGAGTGCATCCTTCCTCAGTCTATGCACCAGATCATCACAAGAATAATAAGAACCATTAACAGCCTCCGTGTGGGTTAGGATAAGAAAAGAAAAGTGCTACAGGGGCCAACGGCCGTATTATACCATATCGTCACATCGACGCAAATCCTTGAAAGCAAACAACTTACAAGACTAACCGGACCTCTCACATCCTGTTATTGTTCTTTTACAACCTGCTTAAGTTTCTTGGTAATACTGTCAAAGGTCTTATGTACAGGCCCAGTAACAGTATAGTCCTTCATATAGGCACTAATAGCATCCATTAGTTTCCATGCTTCTTGTTTTGTAATATCTATTTCCATTAGTTCTCCAGAATGTCAGGGTAGTAGTCAGAAATCTGATCCTCTAATTGTTTATTGGTCAATCCCTCTTTATTATCCTTCAACATATCATAAGCAAAAGAGTAGAGAGTATCAAAGTCCATATCATCTAAAAGTCTGTGGCAATAGACGCTAGTAACATCGGCCCTATTTTCATTAGTAACTTTTACTGTGGTCATCTATAGTCTCCAATATCTGGGGGTTATATTCGTCAATCATTCTTTCTATTTCTTTATTACTCAACTTACTAAAATTCTTCTCAATAGTATCCCTAACAAAAGCAATCAGAGTACCCATATCCATAGAGTTAGAAACATCCATGGCATGGTTGTGAATTATATCCTTTCTATTTTTCTGGGTTACTCTTATCTTTTCCTTCTGCATCACAAAGGGCTCCAGTATTGGCCTGACTATGATATGGGGACTACTAATTATACCTCTTTTTATAATCTGAAGAATACTTCTAATAATTCATCAGAGTATTACTATTGTTGTTACACTCTCTAGTATACCACATGCCAGAGTTGACGCAAGTGGTTGAAACATAAGAACTTAGGATAAGCGGAACTTATTACTATAGTCATAATTCCGGCTGACTACCAGCAACGCCAGCAAATCCGTTGGATTAGGCGAGACAGATAATGATAATCTTATTTTTACATTATTCATTACTATTTTATCCTAACCCTTTGCCAGATAACACCTTACGTCCATATACAGTATATCGTCACTCCACACCCTAGGGAATAGGGAGCTTGTGAGATTCTTTGACAATTTTGCCGTAAGTCGTTGGTATCATTATACTTAGGACAAGATTTCGCGGCCCGGCTCGACCTAAGTCCTTTGCTGATAAGGATTTACGTCAAGTGACAGGTAGAGACAGCCTTGCAATATGCCACGAATACTTGCTCATCTAAATCTAGCTTCATTCTATTTATATCTTTATGCAGGAATTGAATATTATTTTTCGTATAAGGCTTACTAGAGTCTATTCTATCAACAGAAGCTGTCCATTTCCTCTTAATCAAAAATTCATCGCTAGAATATGGTAATGATATGTCTAAGCCAGAAAGAGCACACTTAAAATTTTGTTTAGTTATTTGTTTCTCTAGATTTTCTGGAGTAATCTTAAACTCGATATTCCTAGAATCTGCATTAGCTATAATAGCAACCCAATACATCCTAATAATATTTTTTGATACAAATTCCGACTCAGTAATCATGCATCCACACGATTTTTTCCTTCCGCTATTAATTAATGTTTTTTTGCATCTAATCATTCTCCCGCACTTGCACTTACAAATAACGGCTTTATAATTATCAATATTACCATCTTCTTTTATAACGGTAAGATATGATTCTTCTTTTTTAAATCTTGGCATTGAATAATCCTTTTGGGTAACGTATTTTTGACACATAAATATATACACCATAAAAACAAAATCGCCACCCATTTCTGAGCGGCGAATTCGTTTTGCTAATGGTGAAGAAAAGTTAGACTGCACTAGCAAATTGCATTGCGGTATTTAACGCCTTGATATTATCGTTAGCATTAAGCCCGAACCACAGTGAGTCGAGACGGTTATCTTCCGTGCGACCCTTGTGATAATTTAGATACTCATTATATCCGTTCATTGCGGCCCACCATGTGCCTCTCACGCCAGTAGCACTCTGCTTCGGACCTTCGACCAGATTCAGAATCTCGTCCATGATATTTCTGGTACGAGTCTTGATCTGATCGTCCGGCGTACCGTCAATGTCGAGCATCACCTTGACATAGCGACGAACGTCGGCCTGATTGAAGTTCTTTGACGCGAGGAACTTGAACTGCTCCGCAGTCGCCTCAAACTCCATGTTAATGTTGTCCATAATGTCTCGCACGTTTTCCAGATTGGTCTTGCTGGAACGTGTGTGACGAATACGGATCAACTTGGAACCACTGCTCTTGCTATGGGCCATCGCCATAGTGTTTGCACACACAACGCGGATCGGCGTATAGCCAACCCGGATAGCGGTCGTGCCATCGTGCGAGTTGCTGAGAAGAATGAACTTCCCAACCTCGTCACCCTTCACGATCTCGCTATTGTCGCGGTTCAGTTGGGCCAGCACCCAAACCTTCTGACCTCTGTGGAGCGAACCGGCAGTATGCAACGCACACTCGCCAGCGTCCAGAAACGGCTGGAACCAATCGAACGCCTCGCTGTTTTGCAGCGGAGTATATCGTGGGCCGACAACACCCAAAATGCTATCATCCGTTTTGCGATAGGTCGCACGGGCCGGAACGGGCTGACCATCCACCGTGACCAAATCCTTCAGACCAACTTCCCAATCCAAACCGGCGGCAGTCATCGCCTCCGAAACCGTTGGAGCTTCGTCGAGCTGGTTACCCAGACCGTGCCACGGAGTCGCACCAACAAACATCATCTGTTCAACTGCATGAGCCATAATCATCCCTTTCGTGTTACTGTTCAATCGTTCTCGTTCACTGATTCTACACTATATTATCGGCAGTGTCAAGCGAAAACTTTGGAAAAATTCCGCATGTCGCAAGTCGTTGGCAGATAAGGACTTACGGCGACCGGGGCCGCCCCAGCTTGCTCTAAGTCCTTACATGGCAATACTTTAAAAAAAGATTCTGCAATCTCTGGTCGAGTGGTGTATTATAGATCAGGAGGGCTATACTATGAAAAACCGTAAAACTAGACCATATTTAAACCTAAACATAGAAGAGCTAAAAGATCTATATCTTAATCAAAAGCTATCAGCTAGCAAAATTGCTAAAATTAAAAATTGTAGCGATGAAACCATTAGATATCAATTAAGAAAACATAATATTCCAATTAGAGGTATCAAAGAAGCAAATGGTTTAAATTCTAAATCCGGAACAGATCACCACAGCTATAAACACGGATTAAATGGTGGAGGATATAATAGAACTACTATTAATAAAAAAAGAGTAATGATTCATAGAATAATAGCAGAAGAAATAATCGGCAGACAATTGTTTCGTAAAGAAGTTATACATCATGTTAATGAGATCAAAACAGACAATAGGCCAGAGAATTTATGGATATTTCCAGATCAGATAGCACACGGGAAATTTCATTGGTACGGAACCATACATCCGGATACGATATTTTTATCAGATATTAAGAAGCTTAATTCCTAAATCTTTTTTAAACAATTTATCCCCATCCCCATTATGTTTATAGCTACATTCTTGTGGTAGATAAAAATAAGCTCCAATACATATCGATCTTGTCGATTCTTCTTTAATACTTTTCATAATATGTTTTACTGTATTATTACTACATATTAAATCGTCTAATATAATATATCTTCCAGGATTTGTTCCTTCTACAGTAAACTCGCTGTATCTTTCTTCATTTTTTTTTCTAACAATTATTAGATGTTTATTCAGAATTTCGGATACTTGTGGAGTTATAATTAATCCGCTTACGCCAGAGCAAACAATACTATCAAACTCATTATCGATTTTTCTCAAATCACAAACAGCTTTAATAATAATCTTATTGCGAACCTTGTGATTTAATACCATACAGGTATGAGCAGCCCCTTGGATAATCTTACCGTCTGGGGTACGCCGGAAGTCATCAAGCTCTTGCTGGAAAGCGTTCATAAAGTGTGTGGTTGGATTTGAACCAACAGCCCGTTACAAGAAAGGATAAATATATTAGGGTCTAGTCCCACCTAGATGCACACACAAAAAATCAATCTTCATCTTCCTCAATACTAGGATAATAGTTCTTGCCATAAGATGGAACCTCGTCATCTTCTTCTTCCTCAAGATCATTCATCCAAGGTTCTTCATCTAGACCAAGATCTTCGGTATTTTCTACCAATTCATCGTAGTCATAGTTATAGCCGTCATAGTAATCTTCATATCTCATATTTCTACTCCCTTTCTTACCTCTATTCTACACCAACAATCAACCCTGTCAAGTGCGCCCCCTGGGAATCGAACCCAGAACCCCAAAATTAAAAGTTTCGTGCTCTGCCAATTGAGCTAGAGGCGCATCAACCTATTCGGCGTTTACAGTAATTTCCTCGTAAGAATAACTTTGAATATTCTCGGTTGTAAAATCATACAGCTTATCAAAAACATCGGCCCAATCAAAATCCTCTTGCATAGAGAGAGTAATGTCGGCCAGAGTTTTACCATCCTCAGTCAGAATATCATAGATGCGAAGGTTCTTCATCATCACTTTCCTTTCTTGTTCCAACAGTCTACCATACCAATATCGTCCTGTCAACACCCAAAACTTTAGGATTCTCGCTGACTATCGCCAAGACCACCAAATCCGCAGGATTAGCAGAAACAAATGACCCCACTGGGTTACGCTCCCAGGTCTCCGGCGTGAAAGGCCAGCATACTAACTACTATACTATGGGGCCGCACTCGTAACTCAAACATCAGCCTCCGAACGGAAGAAGTAGGATTCGAACCCACGGAAGTTTTTACACTTCTTCTGATTAGTAATCAGATGCATTAGACCACTCTGCCATTCTTCCTTAAACTTAAACTGGCTCGGTAGGACTCGAACCTACAACCGGTCGGTTAACAGCCGACAGCTCGACCATTGAGCTACGAGCCAATATTATATGCCCGACTAGGATTCGAACCTAGAAACGACGGAACCAAAATCCGTTGCAGTACCATTGTGCTATCGGGCAATAAAAGCCAGTGACAGGAGTTGCACCCGTGACATTCAAATTACAAATTTGACGCTCTGCTGACTGAGCTACACTGGCAATCAACCTATTATACTCAATAGTCTCCATTGTCGCAAGCCCTGCGGTTTTCAGCGGATCGGGTTCGCATACGCTTGGGGCGATTGTCCATAACGGTATGCCGGTGTTCCTTGTGACCCGTAGGAACTTGCCACTGCGGTCGCACCTTGAGTTTGATATGGTTGCGGCGTGGTCTCATATCGTCGTTGTTGTGGAGCGTAATCATGCCATTGTCCATTTTCGTGTAGGTAAAAAACTTTGTCAACATTAGGGTCGTAAGCCATCAGACAGTATTGTACCGGATAAACTACTTTTGTCAAGGCCGGTTTTTGAGGCATGGGAGGGAATTTTATATCACCCTTTTGATAATCTTTGATTCCCGTATAGGCCAGACCCAAAATCGTAATCACAATCCCAACCCACTGGATCATCTTCTCATTCCTCGTTTGTTCTCGTCTAATCTTCATACTTCTATTATCGACCATGCGACACAGCGAACTTTAGAAGATTTTTGGATTTGTTCTAAAGTGTTGCTGTACAACGAGTTATGTCAAATACGGCCCGCCCCGCTTGCCCTAAGTGCTTACACACCAAGGGTTTGCGGCGATTCTTATGATTCAATATCTATTTGTGTATGGACGTATTCAGTATCTATATCACACCTATCACACATAGGTGTTCCATTTTCTGAATACCACCAAGGTTCTACATAAACTTTATTGTCGCACTCGGGACATTCCCACTTATGTCTTACTTTTTTCTCGTCAATAATAATCCACATTATTCTATCTCCCTCAGTTCGCCATTCTCGTCGTCCGTCAATCCAGTATAGATAATAATTTGATTCTCATTATCCCACTCTATTTCAGAGTTTGGACAGATAGCAGTAATAATACGCCTCAATTCTGATATATTCATTCTATACTCCATCCTGCATCTTTGAGAATATGGGTAGTGTGTAACACACAAGTTAATCCATCAGCATTTGTATAGTCTTTATATCCACGTTCATCAAGATAGATATGCTCATCTAGTGTATCGTTTTCATTTGTTTCCCATATAGCATCCATCGCAGCATCCCTTGGGCATTTGTTGCAGGAATAAATTAGTTCTAGTGTTCCACACTTGATATAGTATTTGCTCATTATTGTTCCTCCCGGAACTTTTGACATTGAAAACAATTACACGCCCCATAACTATCAACATCGTCATCAGCATCGTAATCAAATTGTCCATAAATACTCTCATCCCAATCAGTAAAACTCTCAACCCCAAGGTCGATAGCAACCGGAACCCATGAACCCTTACGTCGAACATAACCAAAATTACCCTTATGGGCATCGTTATATTCTAATCCATGTTCACTCAAATCATAAACTACTTCACAAATAGTAGTACCATTACCACATTCACTCTGAAAACATTCACCATCACAATCATCGTCATGACATACTGGCATAGGTCGAGCAACTTCGGTCAAATAACCATAACAAGTTAATTCACCATCATGCCTACGAATCATACCAACATCCCCATATACCATAGGAGCCAAATTAAACTCGGCCAGATATTTTTGAACCCGATGGGCAAACTCTGCTTCTTGTTTATTCTCAAATTCTTTAAAGCCCACACGTTTACGGCCAATCTTTTTGTCTTTAATAATATAGAAAGCATTCTTGCTTCCTGCATCATCATACAATCCAACGTAACTCATGCCAAAATCCTTTCAATGATTTAAAAACAAAACATTCGCAAGTCCCTTGACGCAGAGATTACATTCTATCGAATCTTTCGTCCCGGTGCAAGTGACACCACCGGCTTGTCGGCCCCGTCGCATTTCCGGACAAGTGATATATCGTTCATTGTCGATAATAGCAAGTTTTGGCAGTGCTTTTCTCCATGCTTCAATCTTGGCTTTTCCTCTTGGCTTTTTTTCACTGTAGACGTTTTCAGTGTCACACCATGCAAAATATTTGAATCCCGCTCGGCTTGCTGCCTCTTTATGATCTCGATTATGAACACTAGCATATACCACCATATACTTTCCAAGCATGGTAACAATCCGTTCATCATAGATATGAGTATAAACCCACATCTCGGGGAGAGTCTTACCATCGGCAAGAATACTCTCACAAGCCCAAACGATATTTTCAATATAGTCTAGGTCAAGCTGTCCATCCTTGAAGAAATCGCCTCTTTCTTGAAATCGGATCGACACATCTTTTTTTATAGCTTCCAGAATCATAACACGAATCAGATTCTTGTCGGTAATAATATTTCGCAAACCAACCGCTCGGCTATTCTTGAAAACATTTTCTGTAGCTTCGGCATAGCAGCCGTCGCCCAAGAAATCGCAAGACGGTGGACAAGTATCTCCAACCGCACGACTCACGACCAAACAGCCGTCGCCCAACTTCTCATTACCCTTACTGAATTGCATAGCGTTTTCTCCTAGTGATACCCTGATTCTATACCATTAGTATCGGAGTGTCAAGGGATAATCTTGAAGAAATTATTTATGACGCAAAGCCTTATGGTATAAGGACTTACGACGCGGGCGGCCGGGCGGATTTTACCTAAGTGCTTGCCAAATAAAGACTTGTGGTGTATTATAAGGTATGGAGGAAATTATGAACAATGAAGCAAAAACACACCCAGTTTATACCAATTATCTAGTTTATAAAGATGGCCGTATTTTTAGTCTTAGATATCAAAAGTTTATCGGTTTTAAAGATCAAGACGGCTATCTAACCATTAATACTGGCAATGGATATAGAAGAAAAACCTATCAATTAGTTATGGACGTTTGGGGCGAGCCTAAACCTAATGATATGATCCATCCTACCATAGACCATATTGATGGGGATATGTCTAATAACCATATAGATAATCTACAATGGTTAGAAAGATCGTCAAATACTGCTAAATCTCACAAAACAAAACCTAGACTAGGCATTGATCACGGCAGAGCAAAACTCTCAGAAGAGGATATTAAAGAGATTAGAATACTTTATAGTTCTGGTAAATATACATTAGCTGATTTAGGAAGAAAATATGATGTTTCTTATCAGCATATTAAACGAATAGTTTCTAATCAACAATGGCAGCACATATAAATAACCCCGGAGGGATTCGAACCCCCAACCTAGCGGGTAGAAACCGCTCGCTCTGATCCGTTGAGCTACGGGGTCATAGGCTGTATACTATAATAACACATCCTCTCAATACCGCAAGCCCCCACGGCGTCCCGTGGAGGCTCGCAGCCATTATGACTCCTCACTCATTATCACGCAACGGCTTCTACTTCGTTTTCTACCTTGCCATTATGTGCATCTCCGGCTTGCTTCGCCGTGATACCCATAACCCTAGCACGGAAAACCTTCCAACCTTGTTCAGAAAACGCCTTAACCTCACCAATCTTCACATGAGCATGAGCATCTTCGGGGAGGGAATCGGTCAGACACGAATTAAGAGTCTGGGCAGTAGCTTCACGATCCAAGTCCTCAGACACCACATCAACAGTAAAACTAAACTTCTTCATCTTATCTTCTCCAAAAAGTGTTACAGTTACCAATCATTCTAGTATCAGTATACGCTACTGTTACCCACTTGTCAAGTCCGTCGTGATGGTTTCTGTTGTTGGCATCATCGCGGAGTCTTGTCTCGTGATACTCTCATTCTACAGTATAGTATCGTCATTGTCAAGCCGGAACTTGAGTGTCCCTCAAAAATTTTTGATTTTGTCCTAAGTTGTTTGCTGATAAGGACTTACGTCAAATTCGGCGGCCCAGCCTCGCCCTAAGTTCTTTAGGGACAAGGCTTTAGGTCATGAGAGAAAACCCTCACAACCCAAGGTGGTCAGGTCACGCAACAATGCCTCTGCCGCTTCCGGCGTTTTCAGAGTAAGGCTATGCTTGGTGCCAGATGGAGCAGGATACCACTTATCATACTTCCAACCACCAACCAGATAATCACTCCAATCCTTGGCCTCTTTGAGACCCCATCCAGTGTGCAGACGAATAGCTTTGATACAAGGAATACGGTTGTCCGTATTCATCCCTCCAGTGATAGTGACAGAACGACGTTGGTTCACGCCCAATGCAACCTCAAACGCACATACGATCTTTTCATAAATATCCAGATTGCAACCATTCGACACCATGTTCAGAGCCTCACGAACGCTCATCTCAACCTTAATCATTCTCTTTCCTCCAAAATGTAGACTTGTCGATCTTGTGTTATCAGCGTGGCATACTGGGAATCGTCCCAAGCAAATTCGCCACAATCACTTTCCCTACGCCACTGCGGGTCGCGAATGGGATTATAGTAGAGCTTTTCAAGATTGTCAATACTAATCTCGTTATTTATTTGAACCTCTTCACACTTTACCCACCCACTAACATCCTTCTTACCAGCCTTATGAACCTTCTGAGCTTTCTTCAGGTTGTTGACCAGCTTACACCCAATCATCACTAACTGATAATGGCCCGGATTGTAGTAATACTCGTCAACTTTCTTTCTTCCTCGCATCACCTTAATCTGCCAATGTCGAAAGTGTTCACCCTTGCCTAGATGAAATCTTACTTCAGCATGGAACTTATTTTGTTTCATTTTGTCCTCATAACAACTAAACATTGTGTACCATTATCGTAATCAGTATGCTTTACGCACTCATGAGGCCCATAATACCAAGCGTCATTTTTGGAGAAATTGAATACAATCTCTTCTGTATTCAGCTTAACATCATTATATCCACCCTCATAACCAAGGGTCAAAACCTTCATATCAGATGGGTAACTCTGCAATTGCTCAATCAGTTCAGCAACAGTCATTTTATTCCCTTTCGTGTTACCACTATCTTACACTACTATTATCGACAAGTCAAGAGGAAATCTTGAAAAAATATTGCTAATCGTAAAGTCTTTAGAGATAAGGACTTACGTCAAACCCGGCCGCCCTCCCTTGAGCTAAGTCTTTTAGCAGCAAGGACTTATGTCAACCACTAGGATAATTTGGCATCCACTACGGATTATTTTGGTGTATAATACTATATTCCAGCTTAATTTCAGGAGGTAGAAATGGATATAAAAATTTGTAATAAATGCAAACAAGAATTATCAGTATCTCAATTTCATAAAAGAAGGACCGGCTATGCTCATCAGTGTAAAGAATGTCGCTCTATATCTCGTAAAGGCAAAGATAAAGAATACAAAGCTGCATATTACTTAAAATATAAAGACAGACAAAGAGAGTTAGAAAAACTGAATAGTGACAAAGTCAATGCTCGTAAAAGAGAACGCTCAAAAGAACGTAGACAAACAGACGTAAATTACAAGATTAAAATTAATTTGAGAGGTAGAATTTACAAAGCTATCAAAAACAACAGCAAATCTGTATCAACGATGGTCTTAATAGGATGCTCTATCGAGGCATTAAAAGTTTATTTATCGGCAATGTTTACAGAAGGTATGAATTGGGATAATTACGGAAAGTGGCATATCGACCACATAAAACCTTGTGCTCTATTCGATCTGTCCGATTCTGACCAACAAAAAGAATGTTTTCACTATTCTAATTTACAACCGCTGTGGGCGATAGAGAATATCAAGAAAAGCGATCAGTTTTTCCAAGGATAATCTGGTGGGTAGGGCTGTTCTGGTGGTGGTGGTTTGGGCTGTCCCTCATCGGGTTGCCAGTACGGAGCATCGAAATAATCAACATTACCGGGAGCTTCACCACAATCAATATTATGAATACAGAACTCATCCTCATAGTTTATTCTATACTTTCCACGCCACACACCAATAGGCTCACCATAATAGATAATCTTTTGACCATTAATAGGGCGACGAGGCCCGTGAAAACTAATCCATTCCATTATATATTCCTACAGATTTCAACCCAAGTGTCAATCAATTCTTTGGCAGTTATACCATATTCATCTGCTAAAGTCAATGCTTCTTCTCTATTAGCTTTATTAACCGCAGCCGCTTGACTTCTCAACACTCTAAGAATCTTAAGTATAGCTTCGTTTTTATTCATCTCTTATCCTTTATATTGTTACCAAGCACTGATAGTTTTACGTAATAACTACTTGGTATGTGCTATTACAACCTCAAGGTTTTACCTTATCTAAGGAAACTACCAGTGCATAGTTTAAACGTGGTGAGGACGCGATCCCCCATAGATTAGCACTACTATCCAGTACGTAACCGGTACTGTCAGCCCCATCGCTGCCGCGACATGCGGGGCTTATCGTAATGAGTTACCTAACCTAGTCCAAGGCATGGACCCACGCGAATTGTATTATAAAACAGATAGGGTTGAGCCATACTCGACAGCCATTTAACCGTGGCTTCTTTGATATCATTCTGCCAGCGGCCCTCATCTGCTTATGTGCTAAGTATACATCTATTATCGTCACTTGTCAAGAGCTATCTGTAGGAATTCCAAAAATTTTTTAGAGTTGATGTAACCCTATGATACACAAGCACTTACATCAAATCCGGCCCGCCGCCCTATCCCTAAGTTCTTTAAGGATAAGGACTTACGATTAGTTATTACTAGCCCCAATAGACTCACGAACCCTAACTACCCCATCCCTCTTGGCAATCTCAAGAGCCCTACAAAAGAACTCAAAGAAAATATCCAACTCATCATGAATAGCCTGCTCATCCACAGTAGCAGCACTGAACAGACGAATGGAAAAATCAGCCACACAATCACAAACAGCCATACGCTCATCATCTGTCAACATAAAACTCTCCCTTTCTGCTCAATATACTCTATTAAAGGCTCTTTGTCAAATCCCGACTATTGGCTGACTATACCCACTCAGCCCAAATCCGAAGGATTAGGCAGGACAAGAATGGGTAATTCGCTCGATTAGCAAATTTTTCCCATAAAGTTTCTCAGCCTGACACAACGCATGATAGGTACTGTACGCTTGAACATAACCTACAACCTTATTACCCTTCATGACTATATAGGTATCGGTATTCATTCATCATCCTCCGATCCAGCAAACATTTCTTCCCAACTCTGACTATCGATTCCTGTCTTCAAAACCTCACGCTGATCAGCATTGAGATAAGGGAAAGCAACTTGAATCAACTCTCCATTGATCCAACGATTGGCATCGTCAAGATGCGTGACTATGGAAAACTCACGACCACCAGTGGATAGTCCACTAAAAGTAACCATGTTTTCATCACTCACAGTACGAGTCACAGAATCGGTCAAAGCATATGGCGTAAACAGCATCTTTTTCTCCTTTTGATTCCCTGTATTCTACACTACTATTATCGGCCTGTCAAGAGGAAAAACTTGAGCAAAAAAAGATTGTCGTAAAGTGTTGGTGCATAAAGACTTACGACGACGCGGGCGGGCCGACCTCGCCCTAAGTCCTTTGGTGTCAAAGGGTTAGGGGTTGGTCAGTTAGTAGGCAGAGACTGCTAGTTTTTAGAACAGGTTAGCAAACCCGCTCTTGAACAAAGCACCGGCCAGCAACGGCTTTCGGCACTTCGTTACACGTTCTGCGTAGAAATTACGCACCTTACCATCCGCAGTTCGACACGTTACCAGATTGCTGGTACGCACAAACTCAGGATCATTGATACGATACCGACTCTTGCGATTCAGTTTCGCAATCTGATCGGCAGTCAACGTCTGCTTGCCAATCACCTTAGCAAGAAAACGCTCATGCGTTCCGTGCAAAGGCTGCTCGTAAACAAAGTTGAAAACCTGACCCTCTTGGGCATTCGCCAAGCTAGCCTTCGATCCACCATAGACCGAATAGAAGACGAAACCCACAACAGCAACGGCAGCAGCCGCAAAAATCGCACCAAACAAAAACGCATCGTTCATAGAAACCCTTTCAAATTGAAAACTAATCACAACATCCATGCCACAAGTCTACACTATTTATCGTCATTTGTCAAGCGGGAACTTTAGAAAAATTTTCTTCCCAATACTCTACCATTTCAGCCATGTTGATACCACTATCATTCCACGCCACACAATCGGGCGTTTCAAATCGGATAGGAGCCGTGGTAAAAATCTCACGAATCAAAATCTTGAAATGATCGTAAGAGCCACACTGTTTGGCCAGACTATACAAACCTTCATCATTGCTGATCCACAAGCAAACATTCCACGTCTGATAGTTTTGATAACCGTTATAGCTTCCGTCGGGACTCATGTGTTCACTCTTGCCTTTCTTCTATACCTCATTCTACTATCTATTATCGTCAATTGCAAGGGGTAAACTTGAATCTTACGAGATTGTAAGGATTGACGTAAAGTATTGCAGTATAAGAACTTACAACGAGCGCGGCCCGCCCTGTCGGCCCTAAGTGTTTGAGCACAAAGGGTTTACGACGAGAGATTATTTTTTACTCAAAATCAACAAAGATGATTTGAGCATAGCCACGCGGCCTAACGGTATAACCATCGCCATAGTCAAGAGTATCGGCCTTGACCGCTGTCATACCGGCCAGAGCCTTAGCCTTACGGACAACGCTACGCTGGCTAGCATTCTTCTTGGGGATGAACTCATAACGATTCACCCAGCCAAAGTTAGCTTCGCCGCCAAAAGTATCCGTATGGGTAACAACGCACTTCATTTAACAATTTCCTTTGCTTTCATGGTTTCAATATACAACTGTTCTAACATCTTCACACGATTCACTGCACGATTAGCTTCACGATTCATGAGTATAACAGCTTTCTGATGTGCTGTCAACTCTTTCTTTTTTGTTTTCATTTTATTTCCTCAATGGACTACCACCCGTTACGACGACATTCTTCATTCCAAACTTCTACTTCTTCACGTTGCTTACGGGTAACTGCCGGGCCTTCACCCGTCAAGTAAGCATCACGAGCAGCATCATAGCCGTCGTCCGAATCCTCATCATCCCAGTCATCATATCGACTCATCATTCACTCTCTTTCTCTATCTCTTATATCGACAAGTATAGCAGAGAATATTTAGGTGTCAAGAAGAAAGTTTTCTTACAATCTCGTAAGGTTGACGCAAAGTATTGCAGCATATAGACTTAGAGCAAACCGGGCGGGCCGCGCAAGCCCTAAGTGCTTATGCACAAAGGGTTTACGGCGAATTCTCAATCGTCGTATGGTCCATCCTCGTTATAGTCTACGAATCCCACAGCCTCATCGGCGTGGAAATCTTCCTGATAGTCTAAATCTTCCCCGTAATAGCCGTAGGACTCATCCATTCCGTGTCCTGCGGAAGCCAACGCAGATTCAGCATCACCATCCATACTATCATCAAACGAATCATCCTCAACCTCATAATCGGAAAGGTCAGTGTCCATGCACTCACCGTAAAAATCTTCAACATCGTCATACTCGTAGCCCATGGTCAATCCCTCACAATGGTAGTAATGTAAAGCAAACCAACGTAAGACGCAACAAACGCAATCGCACTAAGCATGATCATACTCCTCGGGAACAAAATCGTCAACAGCACCTACAACGTCAGCCCAATCCCAAAAATTAACTTCCACGCTGGGGTCGTCAATCGGCTCAACCATCGGCTCCACAATCCCCGCTTCGGCCATGTCGTTCAGAATGTCGTTGATCTCGTCGAAGTTCAGCATGATTCTGTTCCTTGGTGGTTTCCGTTCGTGATGCTGTGATTCTACACTTATTATCGGCCAGTGTCAAGCATGAACTTGGAAAATTTCAGAATATAATTTCATGCCAAAGATGAAAAATCTTTTAGTTGACGTAAAGTGTTGCAGGATAAGCACTTACGCTTCGCGGGGGCGGCCGGACTCGACGTAAGTCCTTACAGGTGAAGGAGATACGTCATAGCACAACCGATAACAAAACACACCCCCCACAATATGTAGTCACTCGCTCTCATCATTTTCCTCCATATACATGATATTTGACATACTAGCGTACAGTACGATACCACAAATATAACCAAAAGCGACACTAACGAAATCCAGTTGACACATCCTTGCATCTCCATTGTTATTCGGTCAATCCCCGTATCCTACCCAGAAATCATCACCCTTATCACTTTTCATAAGAGTATAACCCCTAGATTTCATATTCTCATATTCATTTATCCTTTGCCAAACTTCTCCTACAATAGAGAGAAAATAAGCAAAGAACAAAACCCCACACATGACACCCATCCAGACCCACACCATAATAAAATCTCCCAACATACAGTACCTCTTTCTTTGCACCATTCTACACTATTATTATCGGTTCGTCAAGGGAGCAAACTTTAGGCTGTCTATACCCATCCATCCCAAATCCGGAGGATTAGGCGAGACCAACTACAGATTCATTTTTAATAGTCTGCGACCAAGTTTTATTCTTGGGCGAACTAATCATCTGACACTTACACTCATAGAGCGAACGATATGAACCATCGGCAAGTTTAATAACAACTAGCCACCCATATGGGTGTCCAGTTTTTTTATTATCCATCCATTTTGAACTGACTACCGTACCCTCAAAAGTTTCGATACGTGCATTTTTTGCAGTTGGAGTGTTACCGTTATAGTACGCACGATTATAATAATCCGACATATACCATACTAGCCAATTTTCTCCAACCCTGTGCAACGGATAATTTTTTGAACTGTGCATTTTTCTTTCGATCCTTTACTTAGTAGCGAGCAATACAGATTCTTCACGATAGCGACGAAGCAATTCTGTTGCAAGATAGGAAATATGCTGTTTCCTTAGTTCGATCATTTCGGGATCGGTATCCCTAGCGAGGCGGACCTGCTCTAGCCACAAGTTGTCCTGCAAAACTCTAGTGGAAAATTCTTTCATTCTCATTCTCTCTTTCTTGTTCTATCATTATACCACTATTATCGTCCAAAGTCAATAGGTTAGACCAGAAAAAGTTTCCTTACAATATCGTAAGGTTCGAGGAATGATACGTAAGTCTATATCTGACAAATACTTACGCTTCGCGGGGCGGACCGCGTTTGCCCTAAGTCCTTATAGGGTAACGCTTTACGTCAACTGCTATACTTTTGTGCAGTAGTGTACGCTCATTCATCACTCTTGAAGCTGAACGGGCTGATTTCTTCACCACAAGCAGCAATAGCGGCATACTGCTTGGCAAGTTCTTCCACACGTTCGCGAGAACCCGGCTTGCCAACAGGAACGATCATGGTATCCTCACCCCCTACATAGCGGGGATCGGCCTTTTCCTTGCGAATCTTACCGATATTTTTCAGAGCGGTACGATTGAACTTGAGAACCTTTTCACTCACAACGTAACGCTTGTGGTCAGCCACACCATGAACGTAGTCAACGTCGATGATAAACTGTTCGTCGGTCACTTCGTGGCGAACAGGGATTGCGATACCCTTGAAGCACATACGGGCTTGACGCTTGGCATTTTCGATGATGGGGAACTTGGTTTTCATTTTCTTTTCTCTCTTAGGTCTATCGTTCTCTTGTGTGTGCATTATACAGAATGTCATCGCCAAGCATCAACCCCCACTATGGGTGGGTCGATAAGTCCAAGGATGGCCGTACGCATCAACTGCGGGAGCCAGTTCATGGTCGCCAAAATCCCATTCCTGTCCACCAGGCATCCTAACCGTCCACACGTTACCCTCATCGTAATGATAGGAAACAATCTTTCCAGTAATCTGGCTATCGAATCCCTTGAGCGTCACACTGTCACCAATTTCGTACATTCTTTTCTCTCTTTCTCTTTCCAGTATTTTATCAAAGTTTTTTGTTCTGTCAACCCCCTCTATTAGAGGGCCATCAATCCCTTGAAGTGTGAGAACGTCAGGATAAGATTTTGACCAACATACTTTTCATCAATGTACGCTTGTGCAGTGCTTTCCCGATTATCGGTAGCACCAACATACTGAACAACCGTACCATTCTGATCGGTCACTTTCCAAACTTTCTTCTCAACAATCTTGGGAAGCGAACCAATGAAACCATTCACACTCATAACCTTTTCCATCTCTAACTCTCTCTTTCTTTCTTTCTTCTCTATCTCTTATATCGTCATTATACCACAGCTTTCTTGAGTTTGCAAGAGAAATCCAGAGATTTTATTGTCAAGAGATTTTGACAAAACTTTTTTCGATTTTGTTGAGTTTTGGCACAGCTTTTGCTAATTCGCCGTAAGTCGTTGGAGCATAAGCACTTACGTCACGCCCGGCCCGCCCGCCTTGCCCTAAGTGCTTTAGGGTCAAGGACTTACGTCTAGTAGACCAGATTCATGTCCGCTACCACCACCCCATCTTCGTACTCTTCCCCACTTTCGAGGTACCATTGTCCCTTACGCTGATACACACGTACAGGTGAATACTGATTGATTCGATCCTTAGTCGTTACCGTGTGCCACCCCCCACTATTAAGGGTAGCAGAGTTATCGGGATGAATCTTCACCACATAGGTACTGTGCAGCATGATCCCTACGCTACCATCGGGAAGAATTTCCGCATAGGTATTGTTGCCTACCTTACGGGTATCCTTATTAGTCTTACCACGAACCATCTTCACTGCTTCAAAGTGTGTCATATTCTTTTCTTTCTTTGTTGGGAATTAGTCGTTCAGCATGGAATGGATAGCATTACCAATCTCATGCACAGTATAGGTGAAAAAAGCACAGAAGCTCAACAGGCCAGCCAATTCGATATAGTCGATAGTCGTAATCATTAGGGTCTCTCAATACTTGATAAGATTATTTGCAACATTGAACCGAATCAATCCAGACACACTACGATTAGCCAAGAGGCTATCGGTAACATTCTTACCATCACGGAGAATGGTCTGAATCACAAAAGAACCACTAGGATAAACCTTAAAGGTTGCAGTGGTATTGCCAAACTTCATCGTGTGCCAAGTTTCAAAACCGTAAGTCATTTTCTTATCCTTTTCTTCTTTCATTTTCTCTTGTGCTTTCATTATACAGTAGTTATCGGCCATTGCAAGAGAAATCTTTGGATTTTGTCGAATATATTTTCATGCCAAACATAATATTTTTTATATTTGCTGTAAGTATATACGCACCAAGGAGTTACGTCAAAAGGGGCGGGCCGGATTTGTCGTAAGTCTTTATGGGACAAGTCTTTACGATTATGCTTAAATGATCGTACCATCACCACGAATACGGTAATAGATACCACCGATACTGTACAAGCTTATACCCTCGCCCATATGCTGAACAAATGTAGCGGAATATCCGTGATGAGCAACTAGGCGGCGAATGGTGTGTTGTACTTGGATGGTCATGATTCTTTCCTTTGCGTTATCGTTTCTCTTGTTTCTGTATTATACAGTATCAGCTAGATGGCTGTCAATACCTTAGTAGTACAGGAAGTCTCGCACAACCTCACCATCGCGAGCAACTTCAATGTACTCTCCCTCATCACCCATCGGGAAGAAATGCTCGATATATCCGGTAACGTCGTTAGCAATGTCGCTAGCAACAGCCTCAGCGAGCAACTCACCACCGATACGAGCAACACCTACCAAGGTATCGGGGCTGGTCGAATCAGCACCATAGAGGAAGTTTTCGAGTTCATTTCGGTTGTTGATGGTGATCATTTTCATTCCCTTTTCTTTATCGTTCCCTTTTCTCTTATATCGACATTATACAGAGTATTCTGTAGGTTGCAAGCGAAAAGTTTCCTTACATTTTCGTAAGGTTCAGGCAAAATCCTCTTCACCACAGAAATCGTCAAGCCACTGATCATCCGTTTCGATATGATCCTCAGCATCTCCCATAATGGGATCCCATTCACCATCATCGTATCCCGGAATATGATCGGCTTCCGGAATATCTTCCACCACACCACACCATTCCTTGCAATCCATGCAAATTCCGATTCTATCCTTACCCTCACCGGTTTCAAAAGCACAAGCAGCACCACAGCAGTCAGAAATCAGATCGTAATTCAGATTTTCCATTTTTTCCTCTTTTCTTTCTCTTGTTCTTATATCGACATTATACCAACCCAAACTTTAATTGCAAGAGAATTCTTTCCTTACATTTTCGTAAGGTTTCTAGGACAAATACCGTGCCAATTTGAAAACTTGCCCTAAACCCTTACTAGATAAGAACTTACGTTCAATCGGGCGGAGTATATTCGCCCTAAGTCCTTACCTCGTATAAGGTTAGGGGGTTTTTTCGTTTCGAGATATACTATGGTAGTTTGGGCAAAAAACTCGGGGAGGTACAAACACAATAGGCACCCCCATAGAATAAATTAGCCAGTTTATTAGCCATTTATTAATATCTTACTGGCACATAAACGGTTTGAGGTACCGACACTACCTCGGTTTTTTTTAAAAGAGTCCAGCACCTACGTTCAACCAGAACATTTTGATACAACGTCACAGGAACATACTGTGGAGCCACAGGAACCATAGTTACCATAGGAGCATAATAATATGGAACCGGAACCACCGGAGCTGGTTGAACCATTACCGGAGCCTGATAAACATAAGGCACCCACTCACCACCATGAGCGCTCATTCCTGCAACACTCATTAACAATCCCGCTAATAGCTTTTTCATAAATTTTCCTACGAGTTAAAAATGAATTGACCAGTTTCCCCCATAAGTATCGTCACAAGCATCGACCAGACTTTAGAGAATTCTATACAGCCATTCTGACAACATTACAGGATCCACAAATAATAATAATCCCACTATCATTATCCAACTAAAAGTCCCCAACCTAAGATTCATTTCTAACCATAAATGAAACACTATACCAGCTAATATAGCCCACACATTAAATTCTTTAAACCAAACTCCAACAGATATAAAAAACTCTAAAAACAAAGTTATCCATGAAGATAATTGTATTCCGGTACACATGCTTTTTAAATATTTAGAAGAGAATAATCTCCGACTAAGAGAATTATAACATAACGCATAGTAAACCGCCGAACCATTAATCCAGTCTTTAGATAATAACTTAGATTTCAATGACCATAAATATACCACGCTCATCTGCACCATCATTAGTCTATGTGCCCATGGAGATATCATAGACGAATATTGATACCTATCGTTTAAATAATTGTCCACAGACAATCCATATCCTGATGAAGAAAATATTAATAGAAAACTCAACAGTCTCATTAATGTGTCACCAGAATGTAATACATAAATGTTTCTATGGGCTAATGATGTTAAGCACACCCAAACAACTATGGCTGAAAGAGTAGTAAAACATCCAACCGTCAAAAAGAATGAAGACAAGATCAATGAATATAATACAAAATATAAAGATCTATCGCTTTTTGGTAACCACTTTAATAGACTAAATCTTTTTAAAGCGTGATTACTAATAATCCAATAATCGAATGGATAACAACCATTTATTCCGAAACAATATTTTGCTGTCTTTAATAATCTAATACTATCTATAAAAACTATTAATCCAAATAGTATTCTAAAAAGCCCCATCGTTGATGCTGGCTCTGGATTAAAGAAAAAATTATTCCATAAATGTATGAGATCTTGTGATTGTATCATCTGGAATCCTATAAGTATATAGTACATTAGTACTTAAATGGTTACTCAAATTCAAATTATTTTTTTGGAAAAAGTCTGGTATAGCTTCATTTTCTTGTATTAGTTCTACTAAAACTATTCTATTATCTATTCGACTATATTCTAGATATAAAAAATGAGCAAAAAACTTTCTAATACCAAAACTAGCATCTTCTGTTATTATATTTTCAATTATTTTTTGTAATCTAGAGTATTTTGACTTTTCTAAGAACTTTAATTTAATATCTGGATCCCACACGTTAATAATGTTAATTTCTCCATTTTCAAAAGTAACCTTTGCTAACATGGAATGATTAACTTTATAAGGACTTGTATACATCGACCATTGATGCCACAATCCAATATATCTCACAAAATTTCCCAAATAGTTCTTCAATACCTGGTCAATATGGAAAGTATTAGATGTAGACCAAAAAAAACAAATAAATAAATACAAAAAAATGAATAGATTAATTTGCATTTCTGATGTTATGTCCATTGGAATCTACTTTAATGTTGAGAGATAATATTCTATAGTATTCTTTAATCCAGCGTCAAAATCTGTCTTAGCCTCCCAATCCAACAAATTTTTCGCCCTAGAAATATCCAGAAATCTTCGTGGTTGTCCATCGGGCTTATTACAATCCCACTGAATAATTCCTTCATATCCAACCATATCTTTAATTTTATACACAAGATCCCGTATACTAATCTCAAACCCACTACCCAAATTAATAGGATATGGATCATCTATTTTTTCCAAGCCCCTAACTATCCCACATGAAGCGTCTTTAACATATAAAAATTCCCTAGTAGCATTTCCAGACCCCCAACATTGTATGCTTGGTAAATTATCTCTCTTAGCCCCCACCAACTTCTTAATCAAAGCCGGAATAACATGACTCTTATCATCATCAAAACTATCATTTGGCCCATATAAATTAGTTGGTATAACCACACAACCATTTAGCCCATATTGAGCTTTATAACTCTGCATCATGACCATAATACTCTTTTTGGCTATTCCATAAGGAGCATTAGTTTCTTCTGGATATCCGTTCCAAATTTCACTTTCTTGAAAAGGGGCCGGACAAAACTTAGGATAACAACAAACTGTACTAACAAACACAAACTTTTTAATATTCATCAACCGGGCATGTTCTACCAAATTAATTCCCATACTAATATTATTATAGAAGAACCTTCCAGGATTGACCATATTCGCCCCTATACCTCCAACATCAGCAGCCAAATGAAGAATAACATCTGGAGATATTCTTTTCAGATAAGATCCTGTTTGTTCAAAATTGGTCAAATCACAATCAGCTTTTCTAACAACAACAACATCTTGGTATCCTTGGGACAATAGTTTCTTAACTACATTTTGTCCTAAAAATCCTGCTCCTCCGGTAACTAATATTTTCATAGATGATTCTTTATGTGGGTTTGGCCTATTTAATATAAAAGGAGCAAGCTTAACTAAATAAACTTACTCCTCTTATACAGCATTAAATTTTAATTACGAACTATTTCAAGTGGTTGTCTGTTCTGTTGAAACATTACCAACAACACTTTGTACAACAGGAGAACTCTTTGACTTATTTGGTCGTCCTCTTGGCTTACTTAGTCTTAGCTTGCGTCGTTGACGACGAATCATAGCCATTGTGATATTTTGGCTGGTAATTTGGCTAAGTTTAACAGCTAGTTCTTCATCAGGGATAGAGGTATGATTATTGCGAATATAGTCAATTTCGCTATCTGTCCACTTTTTATAATTTCCCATAAACTCTCCTTTGGTGTTATTAATATTGACAAATCTTTCAAAAGATCATATTATATTACATCTTGGCAAGTTAAGCGCAAGGAGAAAAAATGTCAAATTCAAATTTTGATCATAATCTTATAAATTCAATATTAACAGTAAAAGCATCAGAACAAGCAAATTCTGACGTTGCTAAAGACCTAAATCTTCCCGAAGGAAAAACCATAGCAGAATTATTAGATGACAAAAAAAACATCGCCAGACAAACAGAAGAAACAGAGCAAGAAGAAACCGACAACACTAAAGAAGACTAAAACGAAACCAAGTAAAAGCGCTCCACAAACCTTATCTAATAATGTTAGTGAAGAAGAGTTTTTATTAGTTTTAGACAATATTAGTAGAAGACTAGCTCATAAATTCAAATTTGCTTATCATAGCTTTGACGATATGAAGCAACAAGCTGCTATTTTTGCTCTTGAAGGATTAGAAAAATATGACAGAAGCAGACCATTAGAAAATTTTCTATGGACCCACGTAAGAAATAGACTATTTAATTACAAACGAAATAACTATCAAAGACCAGATAAGCCCTGTTTCTCTTGTCCACTTTTTGATAAGACCTATAAATGCTCCAATAATCAATGTTCTGCTTATACAAACAAAAAAGACTGTGAACTTTATGCTGCTTGGAGCAAACGCAACGAAACTAAAAAGAATATTATTCAACCTTCATATATTGAAGACGATAATCACCATGTGGATAAAAGCTCTAATATTACAGACATAATACAAAATCAAGAAATTATTAACTTTTTGGATGCAAATATTCGTAATGAATATAGAGAATCATACCTTAAACTTAAACACGGAACGAAGATTCCAAAGCAACAGCTCAATAAACTTCAAAATCATATCCTTAAACTTATGGAGAATACAAAGTGGAAAAACCATCAGCTCCACGAAAACGAGGACAACTAAGTTTAGACGAAGAAAAATTTATTCGAGATAATGTTACTAAGCTTTCCATGGAAGATATAGCAGAAAATCTCAATAGAAATACTGCTCCAATTAAACGATATATTAATGAAAATCAACTATTAATAACAGATGAAGATAAAAGTAGTAATGAATTTTTAAGATATAAACTATATAGTAAAACCTTTTGGGGAGAAATTAAAAGACAGTTTGATGAAGATACTGGCGAATTAAAATATTTTGAAGACACATGGATTGGTCTTATAAAACAGTTTAGAGAAGACGTTTTACCAGCCGAAGAACTACAAATCAAACAATTTATCACAATTGATATTCTCATTAATCGAAGCATGAAAGAACGCAAAAGACATATCGCAGAAACTGAAAAACTTCAAAAACAGGTTGACAAAGAATATGAGAGACCTGAATCAGAACGAGATATTCCTAAACTGGCTAATCTTGAGACACAGCTTTCATTTGCCCGTAACAGTATCGCTAATTATACTAATGAATATACCAAGCTTCTTAATGAACAGCAAAAAATTAGCAAAGATCTTAAAGCAACAAGAGAGCAAAGAATCAAACGAATAGAAGATGGTAAAAGCAGTTGGACAGGATTAATTCGAATGTTAGAAGATGAACAGATAAGAGAGAAAGAAGGACGCGAGATGGAAATTTTAAGCATGGCCACAGAAAAGACCATGAAGCAACTCAGTTCTTTACATACATTTCAGGACAATACTGTAGACAGACCATTTTTAACTCCAGAAACAGTTGAGGAAGACTCATGACCAAAACAGCTCTTATAACAGGAATAACAGGACAAGATGGATCATACTTAGCAGAACTGTTACTTCAAAAAGATTATACCGTAGTAGGCCTATATAGAAGAACCAGTATTGATCACTTTGATAGAATAAAACATTTGGTTCAGAATTCCAACCTCGTTTTAGAAGAATTCGATTTAACAGATCCTTCTAATGTTATTAATACTATTGATAAATACCAACCGGATGAATTCTATAATCTAGCTGCACAAAGTCATGTGGAAACTAGTTTTCGACAACCGACCACAACATTTGAAATTGATACCATAGGAGTCATCAATATTCTAGAGGCTATTCGACACTATTCACTATCTACGAAATTTTATCAAGCTAGCACTAGCGAAATGTTTGGTCGTAATTTTAGTATTTGTCCTGATACTAATATTAAATATCAGGATGAAAATACTGAACTTTTACCTCAAAGTCCTTATGGCGTAGCCAAAGTTGCTAGTCATCGAATGGTACAAATTTATCGAGATGGTTATGGTTTATTTGCTACTAGTGGTATTTTATTCAATCATGAAAGTCCCAGACGAGGAGAAAACTTTGTTACTCGCAAAATCACTAAATATATTGGTAATTTAATTAATAATGGATATTCAGATAATTTAAAACTAGGAAATCTTAGAGCACAACGAGACTGGGGACACGCCAAAGATTATGTTAGAGCTATGTGGCTAATGCTACAACAAGATATTCCAGACGACTTTGTTATTTGTACAGGTCAAACTTGGAGTGTTTTGGATTTTGTTAAAACAGCATTTGAATACGTGAATTTAGATTACGCAAAATATCTAGAGATCGACCCAGCATTATGTCGTCCAGCAGAGGTTGATTATCTGAGAGGACGTAATACAAAAGCTCATCAACAATTAAACTGGGAACCAGAAATACATTTCAATGCTCTTATTAAAGACATGGTGGATAACGACGTAGGAACAGTATCTCATGTCTAGAAATTATGACGATCCAATATACAAGAAATGGAGACTTGATATTTATGAAAGAGATAAATTTAAGTGTCAATGGCCAGGATGTAATATTACTAAAAAATTAAATGCTCATCATATTAGAAGATGGGCAGATAATCCTGGGTTAAGATATAATACTTTAAACGGTATTACTTTATGTAAAAATCATCATAAAATGGTAACTGGCTTAGAATCTTATTATGAAGCAATTTTTTTAAAAATAGCAGCAAATAACAATGACAACAAATCATAACGACTTTACTATAATCGTAGACACACGAGAACAACAACCCTGGACGTTTGATAACTATGCTGTAGCTCATAGAAAGCTTGATGCTGGTGACTATAGTATTGAGGGGCTCGAAAATATTTTGGCTATTGAAAGAAAAAAAAGTGTAAATGAAATTGCTAATAATATTATTGAGAGCAGATTCAAGGACGCCATAGCAAGACTAGCACAACATAAGTATGCTTTTTTGCTATTAGAATTTGATATTCAAAACGTATTAAATTATCCTATTGGAAGTAATTTACCTAAAAGGCTTTGGGATAAGATTAAGATTAGTCCAGCATTCTTAATGAAACATATTTTGGAGTGGCAAACTGAACATAATATTAAAGTCATGTTTTGCGGATCATCTAGCGATGCCGAAAGCGTGGCAGAGTTTATACTAAACAAGGTTTATTATTTAGAAGTAATCAAAAAGGAGAAACAATCATGAATCTTAATCAAACAATAACTCTTAATCCACCACCATATACAGATACTAATACAAATAAAGTTATTACTCCACCTCCTATTGTTATGGATGTTTTAGATGTTACATATAGTGACAATCCGTTAAATAAAAGTGTTATAGCAAATATCAAGAATGTACCAAGTGTAATTGGTTTGTTACATGGTGCAGATTATGATGCTGCCGGAGACTATTCTCAAGAGTTTATCGAAAACAAACTACGTCAATATCTAGGAAATGATCCTGCTGTTACATTACGAAGCTTGTTTCCTAAGACTTTAGAAGAAAATCCGAATGGTGCTGGTACTATTTTAACTGGCATGATTAGTGCTTTGGGTATTAAGAGTAGTAGCACATGTTCTTGTAGGAGACATGCTTTAGAGATGAACGAAAAAGGCAATGATTGGTGTGAACAGAATATCGACACTATTGTTTCTTGGCTTAAGGACGAAAGCTCTAAGAGAGGTTTGCCTTTCGTAGAAACAGTAGGTCGTATGATGGTCAACAGAGCTATCTCTAAGTCTAGAAAACTACAAGGCTAATGACCAAGAACTTCGACTTCGATGATTCCTGGTTAGGTCTAGGTGATCTATCCAAACTCCAGATCGATAAGAATCTTATGATTCATCGGTCTAAGATTGATATAGAACAACCAGATTTACATTTAATTAAGATATTAAGAAATCCAGAGTACATTGGATCTACATGTAAACTTCTATTCAATATAGAACTACATCCTATTCAAATTGCTATTATTCAAGAATTTTGGATACGAGCATTTCCTATGTATATAGCTAGTCGTGGTTGGGGTAAGTCTTTTCTATTAGCTTTATATTGTGTATTAAGATGTTCTTTTTATCCTGGAACCAAGATTGTTGTTGTTGGAGCAGCATTTAGACAAAGTAAGATTATTTTTGAATATATGGAAACTATTTGGAGAAATAGTCCTATCTTACGCAGTATTTTTAATAGCAACGATGATGGTCCCAGACGAGACGTAGATAGATGCACTATGAGACTAGGAGACAGTTGGACTATTGCTATTCCCATGGGTGATGGTAGCAAAATCAGAGGTCTTAGAGCACATATTATTATAGCTGACGAATTTGCTTCCATATCTCCAGACATTTATGAAACAGTAGTATCAGGCTTCGCGGCTGTTTCTGCTAGTCCTATACAAAACGTCAAAGAAGAAGCTAAAAAAGACGCTATGAGAGCTGCTGGATTATGGAATGAAGAATTAGAAGTTTTAAATAAAAAGATGGGTAATCAAGCTATAATCTCTGGTACCGCAGATTATGCGTTTAAACACTTTGCTAGTTATTGGAGAAGATACAAAACAATTATTGAAAGCAAGGGAGATCCTAATAAACTAGAAGAAATGTTTAAAGGTGATGTGCCAAGTAATTTTAATTGGAAAGATTATAGTATCATCAGAATACCTTATGAATTAATTCCAAAAGGATTCATGGACGATAAACAAGTATCTCGCGCCAAAGCTACTATCCATAATGGAATATATAACATGGAATATGCGGCTTGCTTCGTTAGTGATAGTGAAGGGTTCTTCAGAAGAAGTTTAATTGAAAGCTGTGTTGTCAATGATAATAAGCCAATAGTTATAGGAAATAAAAAGATTATTTTTGATGCAGTAACTAGGGGTTCTAGTGAACACAAATATGTTTATGGTATTGACCCAGCGTCAGAACAAGACAATTTCAGTATCGTAGTTTTAGAACTACATAATGATCATAGTCGTATTGTATATTGTTGGACTACTAATCGTAGTAATTTTAAAGAACGTCAAAAAACAGGCTTAATTAAGGAACATGATTTCTACGGATTTTGTGCTAGAAAAATTCGAAACCTAATGAAAACCTTTCCTCCAGTTAAGATAGGTTTAGATGCTCAGGGTGGAGGCGTTTCTATTGAAGAAGCTTTACACGATCCTAGTAAGCTTGAAGACGGAGAACTAGTTATTTGGCCAATTATAGATCCAAATAGATCAAAAGATACAGATGACCAAGCTGGTCTTCATATTTTAGAACTAGTACAATTCGCTAAAGCAGAATGGACAGCCCAAGCCAACCATGGTTTAAGAAAAGACTTAGAAGATAAAGTATTACTATTTCCAAGATTTGATAACTTAACATTAGGACTAGCTTTAGATCAAGAAGGTAAAGATATTTTAAGCACAGATCTCAATCCAATCTATGATAGCGTTAGTGAATGTATTTTAGAAATAGAAGAACTAAAAAATGAATTGACAACAATAGTAATGACCCAAACCAGTACTGGAGCAAATGCTAGAGATCGATGGGATACCCCAGAAGTCAAACTACAAAACGGGAAAAAGGGCAGGCTAAGAAAAGATAGATATAGTTCTCTATTGATAGCTAATATGATAGCTCGTCAAGCTCAAAGAGCACTACAACCAATAACATATGACGTTGTTGGAGGTAACAGAAGAGAAATAGTCAAGAACGATGGAACAATGTATAAAGGCCCAGAATGGTTTACTTCCGCTGCAAATGATGATATTTATAAGGGAGTATACAGATAATTAGTGTATATCTTTTTGACGTTTCTATTATAATCCTATTACAATACTAATATAAATTATGGCTAAAAAATATCCTAGAAGTCAAGTTATTAAAGATGCCGAAATAGGTAACCAGGAAGCATATATCGCTTGGGGTGAAGACCTATCCAGCAAACAAGATGCACTAAAGAGAGCTTCTGAGTCTTTAGACGAATATACCGGAATCCAAAAGGCAGAAGCGGCTGGTCGTAGATATAGTCTTGACTATTCGAACTTGGACGGAATCACTGGTGGTCGTCCAGGATTAACTCGTACCGATTACGACTTTTTTAGACCAGATGAAGCAGTACCTAGACGCAGTATTAAGTTAATTATGCGCAGGGCTGAAGATATTTATCAAAGGGTTGGTCTAGTCAAAAACGTTATTGATCTCATGGGAGATTTCGGAGTACAAGGTATTAAAATTGTTCATCAGAATAAAAGGATAGAAAGATTCTATAGACAGTGGTTTAAGAAAATATCTGGTAAAGATCGTAGCGAAAGATTTTTAAACAATATCTATAAAGTAGGTAATGTTGTTGTACATAAACAAACAGGAAAATTAAGCCTTAAGGTTACAGATAAGCTTTACAGAGCAGTTGCCGCTCCTGACTTAGATATTACAGATTTAAACAATACCATATTAGAAAAAAGAGAAATTCCGTGGAGATATACTTTTATTGATCCTGTATTTGTTGAGGTAGCAGCCGGTTCTTTATCTTCTTTCGTCACAGAAAAAAGATATGAATTAGTATTACCAGCCTCTCTTCGTAAAACTATTAATAGTCCAAAAACAGATGCAGAAAAACAGATTATAGACAAGTTACCTCCTCAGATCGTAGAAGCAGCAAAGAAGAAGACAGCATATCCTCTAGATCCAGATAAGATTATTGTATATCACTATAAAAAAGACGATTGGCAAACATGGGCTTTTCCTATGATGTATGCTATTATGGATGATATTACAGTTATAGAAAAACTCAAATTAGCTGATATGGCAGCTCTTGACGGAGCTATTTCAAATATTCGTATTTTTAAACTTGGTAGTCTTGAACATAAAATTGCTCCAACTAAAGCAGCAACAGCTAAACTAGCTCAGATCCTAGGAAATAACGTTGGTGGAGGAACTATGGATCTAGTATGGGGTCCGGATATTGAGCTTCTAGAATCTAAAACAAATGTACATCAATTCCTTGGAGAAGGAAAGTATATTCCTCACTTAAACTCAGTATATGCTGGCTTAGGTATTCCTCCTACATTAACCGGTACCTTTGGTGCTGCTGGAACTACCAACAACTTTATTTCTTTAAAAACACTAACACAAAGACTTCAATATGGTCGTGATATGTTAGTAAATTTTTGGGAAAAAGAAATAGAACTAGTACAGAAAGCTATGGGATTTAGATATCCAGCAAGAATAGAATTTGATAGAATGGATTTAAGTAATGAGGATACAGAAAAAGCTCTTCTAATTCAATTAGCTGATAGAAACCTTATTAGTGACGAATTGCTACAAACCAGATTTGGTTTTGATCCAGAAATGGAAAAGAGTAGACTCAATAGAGAGTCCAGAGACAGGAAGGGTGATCGTATGGTCAAAAAAGCTGGACCGTGGTATGATCCAGAGTTTGAAAATTCTCTTAAAAAGATTTCTTTACAGTTGGGAGCAGCAACTCCGAGTCAAGTTGGTCTGCAACTCGAAAAGAAAAAACCTGGAGAAAAAACTGTCCTCGAAATGAAGATGCCCGTAGTTCCTCCTTCAACGAAGTTGGCAAACGATCCGTCTTCGGATTCGTTGCCCAAAGAACCTGGAGAAGGCAGACCCAAACTGTCCAAAGATACTGAGAAAAGAGCAGATAGAAAATTTTCACCCAGAACTGGCGCAAAACTTTTGATCTGGGCAACCAATGCCCAAGAAAAAATTAGCGAGATAGTCAACCCCATGGTTTTGGAATTCTATACCAAAAAAAATCTCAGAACATTATCTAGCGCAGAAGCAGAAGAATTAGAATCCCTTAAAACTAATATACTGCTCAACATGTCCCCGTACTCTAAAATAGATCAAGACAATGTTTTATTGGCATGTAACTCTAATGAATCATTAACCGATATTGTTGTCAACTTCCGTAATTGGATTAAAGCGTTACGATCAGATTTAAGCAGAGAATTATCTATGGACGAATATAAACAAGCTAAAGCTTCTTATTATTCTATGGTGTATGGTAATTTGGATCCAACCTAAGAGGTCAAAACTATGCATATTTTTGAACAAGAAAAAATCGACGGCTTGGCAGACCTAATGAGCACATCTGCATCAATTTCTTATGCTTGTGTTGCAGAACCCTGTTCATTAACCTACAAAAAGCCACCTAAAATAAAAAGTATCGCATCCTATAGTGATGAAGATCTATATTATGTTCAGTCTATTCTGGTAACATCTTCTTGGAATAAGAACGATGATATATTTGATAAGACAGAGGTTTGGAAAGCTAAACATACTCCAGAACATAAACCAACGAATCTAGAACATAATGAAGATATTATCATAGGTCATATTATTTCTAATTGGCCTATTACAGAAGATGGAGATTTGATTGATGAAAATACTCCTATTGAAGATCTTCCTAATAAATTTCACATATTAACAGGTTCAGTTATTTATAGAGGATTTAGTAATCCAGATCTAAAAGAAAGATCGGAAAATCTTATTTCACAAATACAAGCTGGTACTAAGTATGTTAGTATGGAATGCTTTTTTAAGGGTTTTGATTATGGCGTTTTAAATACTCAGACTAATGAATATAAAGTATTAGCTAGAAATGAAGAAACAGCATATTTAACAAAATTTCTTAGATCATACGGCGGAATGGGACAACACCAAGACTATAAAATTGGTAGAGTCTTACGTAATATTACATTTACTGGTAAAGGTTTCGTTGACCGTCCAGCAAATATCGACAGTATTATTTTTATCAAAAACTTATTTCCTGAGACAAATAAAGATAATATTGAAGAAAAAAATCCAGAAATGGTTCAATCGGGTGTATTTATTTCACAGTCCAATATTAATTCGGAGAAACTAATTATGAGTTCAGATAATCAAGAAACAGAAATGCAAAAAACAGAAGTTGAAAACGTCAATGTTGAGTTTACAGCTTTATCTTCTGAGGTTGCAGAACTAAAACTTGTCAAAGAAAAACTCGAAGCAGATCTATCTGATCTCGCTCAGACAAAAGAGTCTGAAATTACTGCTTTGAAAGAAGAAGCAGCTAACAAGACAAAAGAGATGGAAGAAGAAAAGAAGAAAATGAAAGCAGAACTAGATGCTGCTCTCGAAGCCATCGCTGGCTATAAAATGAAAGAAGCAGAAATGGAAAAGAAGGCTAAGACTATGAAAAGAAAAGCTTCTTTAATCGAGCAGGGAGTAGATGCTGAAATTGCTGCTAATATCATTGAGAAATTTGATTCAATGGAAGATGAAGCTTTTGAAGCTATGACAGTCATTTTTGCTGGCAAGATGCCTCCTTGGCTAGATAAAAGCAAAAAAGACGAGAATAAAGAAGAAGATATGAAATCAAAGAAGAAGGCTTCAGAAGAAATTTCGGATCCAGCTGTTCTAGAAACTGTTGAGATCGCAGAAGAAGTTAATCTTGGCGTTGGTAGAGAAATTGAATCTGAAATAGACTCAACTAGAGCGGCTCTTGTTGATTTCGTGCGCAGCAAAATCGGTAAAAAGGTCAAATAACTAACTTAATTATACGGAGAGAACTAACATGGCTCTAAAACCAGATCGTATCGAATTACTAACTGATGTATCATTTTTCATGAACTCCACAGCCGAGCGCGGTGGTGTTGCCTGTGTTAGCACAGGTGGTTCTGGTATCTCTATGGACGATGCCAATGCTGTTGTAGCATATGCCGCAACTGTTTCTGGCTCAAAGCCCGTAGGCGTTTTACTTAACGATGTTGTAAATATTGATCTAACAAGACAGCACATCAACTGGCACAAAGACGAAGTGCAACTTGGTGGTAAGGTAACATTGCTCCGTAACGGACAGGTTACAACCAACAAGGTCACAGGTAGTCCAGCTGCTGGTGTTGATGCTTATGTTGGTGTAAGCGGCTTAATTGGTACAAGCTCAACAAACTCTGTTAAGATTGGCCAGTTCTTAAGTGCTGTAGACGCCGACGGTTACGCAAAAGTATCAGTTAATCTATAATTTTTAATCATAGGGAGAAAATATATGTCAGCTAAAACCGAAAGATTCCAACCAACACCAGAATTAACAGATCTTTTGATGCGTTCTGGTTCAGCTAACAGAGAAGTAGCTCTAGCAGCTAATGCAGAAATTGCAAAAGCCCTAGAACTACCTCTACGTCAAGGTGTGCTAAACGGTGACGTTCTAGATGGTATTTTCGAGCCAATTCAACTTGCTCAAAGTGCTACTCCTGAGTTTCCTTTAGACTTCCTTGCTCCTGGCACAGAGAAGGATTTTGTGGCCTACACAATTCCTAATCATGGCTATGTTCCAGAGCGTCATGTTGAAGGCGATTACGTCATGGTTCCAACCTATGACGTTGGTTCTTCAATCGATTATCTTCTAAAGTATGCTCGCGATGCCCGTTGGGACGTTGTGGGTCGTGCTATGGAAGTTCTCGAAGCTTCTTTCGTTAAGAAGATGAATGATGACGGCTGGCACACCATTCTTGCTGCTGGTGTTGATCGTAACATCGTTGTTTACGATAGTGATGCCAATGCAAGTCAGTTCACAAAGCGTCTCGTTAGTCTCATGAAGACCGTTATGCGTCGTAACGGTGGTGGTAACTCAGCTAGTAACAATCGTGGCTTACTAACAGATCTATACGTTTCTCCAGAAGCAATGGAAGACATTCGCAACTGGGGTATCGATCAGGTAGACGAAGTAACTCGTCGTGAAATTTATACAGCTGCTGATGGCACCCTTAACCGTGTTTTCGGCGTAAATCTTCATGATCTAGACGAACTAGGTGTTGGTCAAGAATACCAGCTATTCTATACCGACACTCTATCAGCTTCTCTTCCAAGTGGAGACACAGAAGTAGTTGTTGGTTTAGATCTAAGAAAGAGAGATAGCTTCATTATGCCAGTTCGTCAAGAAGTTCAGATCTTCGAAGACGATACTCTTCATCGTCAGAAGAGAGCTGGTTTCTATGGATGGGCTGAACTCGGCTTTGCTGTTCTAGATAACCGTAGAGTTCTAGTTGGTTCTCTCTAATAATTTAGATTGATACAATTAAAAGAAGATCGGCCAGTAGCAATACTGGCCTTTCTTTTTTTATATACAATAAGATACCTCATTAAGGGTGTATATTCTCATATACTAACAACATACCACAATAGGCTTTAATTATGGCAGCTAGTAAGTATGACTTTGTTATAGAGCAAGGGTCATCTTTTAAACTATCATTAGTTTATAAAGACGCTAATGGAGACCCAATAGACTTAACAAACTGGTGTGCTAGATTAGTTTGGAAAACGAATATTGCCACCACACAAGTATTCTCTACAGAGAACCTGGATTATAGTGTTTATAAATTCACTATAGAACCTCTTTTAGGAAAAATTACATTACTAATCCCAGCAAATACAACAAATAGTTTCACGTTCAATACTGCAAAATATGATCTAGAACTACAAAGTGATGACGACTTATATGTTGGTGGAGGTAAATCTATTATCAGACTTTTATATGGCAAAACATCGATAATGAAAAGATTCAGTGAGACATCTGATATATTGGAGTGTAATACATGACAAGCTTAGACATAATAGAGAATATTACATACTTAGAAATTGAATCGTCTATTGGAACAGAAACTAATAATATAGAGATTACATCCTCTAATTTTGGATCTGTTGATATTACCGCTGGTTATGCTAGTATGATTGTTTATGCTAGTGATGTTGTTGGATTAGATAATTATCTATCTAATTTTATAGATCAATACGAAATAGATTGTGGCTCACCCTAATTATTCAACGCTTTTAAAGTTTAACGGAGAAGACCAATGTCAGTTCAAACATTAATTCAAATTAGAAGAGGAACCACATCAGAGTGGTCCTCAGTCAATCCAACACTAAATGCTGGAGAATGGGGTTACGACACAATAACTAAAAGATATAAGCTGGGAGACGGATTAACCTCGTGGAATAGCTTACTATACTCCTCCATAAGACCATCATCGGACGATCTTGTTGGTGCTAGTGGCATAGGAATAACGTTTGCAGCAACCACAGGAATCCCTGTTACCATTGCTGTTACAGGAATAGTATCATCACAAATTACAGATTTTAATACTGCTGTTGATAATAGAATCGCCAACGCTACTATTGATGCAGAAGGTATACAAGATATTATTGGTAGCGGAGATCATACGTCCACAGGATTTTTAAGAAATGGTACGGGTATAGTATTAAATTATAATGATAGTAGTAATTATTTAACTGTTAATGTTAGCGGATATTCATATTCAAATCATACTCATGATGATAGATACTATACTGAGACAGAACTAAATACTAGTGGTAGTGGTGGTCAAGTTCACTGGGATAACATAACTAGTAAACCAGCTACCTTCACACCATCTAGTCATAATCATACGTGGAGTGAAATTACAGACGCTTCTGTAAGAGCAACTCTCGGTGAATTAGCATATTTATCTGGAGTAAGTGCTGGAACAGCATCTCCTAATAGGGCTATTGTATTAGACGCCAACAAAGATATCTCTGGTATTGGATCAATTTCTACAACTGGAGATATTACAGTTGGTGGCAATTTAACAGTTAATGGAACTACTACTACTGTTAATAGTACTACTGTTGATATTGGAGATAATATTATTAGAGTTAATGTTTCTGGTGCGGCCACTCAGGGTGGTTTAGAAGTTAAAAACACATCAACAGCTGGCATAACTCAATTAGTTTGGGATACAGACGATAGTAGATGGGAGTTTACTGGAGGAAATGTTTATACTAGTGGATATTTTATTGGATCATTAAGTGGAAATGCTAGCACAGTAACTAATGGAGTTTATACTAGTGATAGCGGAACAGTAACTAGTTTAATGATTGCTAATAATACAATTGTTAATGCAGATATTAATAGTAGTGCTGCAATTGATTATAGTAAATTAAATCTATCAAGTTCTATTCAAAATAGTGATATTAGTAATTCCGCAGGTATAAGCGTTACTAAACTAGCTAGTAGTGGTATTACTATCGGTTCTACAACCGCCGTTCTAGGCACCACCATATCTAGTATTGTTGGATTGACATCTATTAGTGGTACGAGTACAGGCTCTCCAACAGCTTTATACAACTGTCTTATTGATGGCGGTACTCCATAAAATATTTTCTTAACATAGTCTGATATTTGCTTAAATTCAACATTTGTCAATGGGTGTATTAACCATTATTATAGCATAGATAATAACCCTATAAATAGGATCAATATTTCAAGATGGCAGTAAATGACCTAATAACATTTCGCAAAGGAACATCTGAACAATGGAATTCTGCTAATCCTATTTTAGCTAGTGGTGAGCCTGGATATGATTTAACTAATGAGATTTTAAAAATAGGAGATGGTATTTCTAACTGGAGTGGTTTGCCTCCTGTTGGAGTAGGATTAAATAATTTGGTAGAAGATCTTTCTCCTCAACTTGGTGGAGATTTAGATTTAAACAGTTATAACATTATAAATAGTGGAAACATTAATATTAATGGAAATATTACTTGCGACTATGTTTATAGTGATTTGTCTGGCACTATCGTTTATGCAAATTCTGGTAATTTCATTGATTCTTTACAAGTTAATGGAACAGGGGAAATTAATAATATTATAGCTGATAGAATAACAAGTAATGAACAAATAATAGTAGAATCTACCGGCGTGGTACAGTCTGGGATTACAATATCCAAGCCGTCGATAAACATTTCTAATATAGGTGACTCATCTTTTGCTATAGATAGTAATATTATTGGATTACAAATTGTTACTAATAGTAATATTGATCAAAACACTCTTCAGTACTCTCGCGCTTTTTATGGGGAAAATAAACATTTAATTGCTAGTGGAGTAGCTAATAGCGGTAACTCTGTTGCTATGCAATTTGCGGGTATGAGAAATTTTTCTTCTAGCGGAGACGCTGGTTATCTCAATGCCTTATACGGCATAGCTATACAATATGGTCATAATATTTTAGATTCTGGTGTTACTCCACAAACAAACAATATTTACGGCTTATATATTGAGCCATACAATGGTTATGGGACTATTAATAATAGTTATGATATTTTTGCACGACCTAACGCATACATTATCGAAGACTATGGCGTTATAAATAATGCATATGGTATTTATATACAGGGATCTCATAAAAAACATTTATTAGAAGGTAAATTAGGAATAGGTACCAATAATCCATCGTATCAATTAGATGTTATTGGGAGCGGTAATTTTAGCCAAAATCTATTGGTTAACGGAACACCCGTAAGTGTTAGTGGACACACTCATACGTCTTCTCAAATTACAGATTTTAATAGTAGTATTAGTGGTTTACTTCCAGTTAAGAATATAATTGCTGGTAGTAACGTAACAGTATCGTCTACTAGTGGAATTTATACTATTAATAGTACAGCGGGTGGCGGTGGAGGATCGGCGTCGGCAAGGGGAAATATTACCACCACAGGAACACTATCTTCTTTCAATATTCCTGAAGGTTATTCTGCTGGTTATTTAGATTTATTTCAAAACGGTGTTAAATTATTAGTTGGTAGTGATTTTACTGCAACTGATGGAACTTCGGTAACTTTAAGTAACAGTGTACCATCTGGAACGGTTTTAGAATATATTAGTTTGGGAGCTTCAGTATCTTCTTCTAATTATACCAAACTAGATAATATAAGTTCATCTTTTAATGGATCATCAACATCTTTCGGATTAGCAGTTAGTGGAACACCATATTATCCTGTTAGCTCCAATACTTTGGGAATTTATGTGGGCGGTGTTGCTCAAGAACCAATCTCTTCGTATAGCGTTAGTGGATCTAATATAGTTTTTACTGAAGCTCCAGCTAGTGGTTTAACTTTCTGGGGAGTTGGTTATGGAACAACAGCGGTGGCTACGCTAAATGGAATAGTTCCCGGCTCATCAGGATCACCGGCTATTAGTTCATCCAACGATTTAACAACCGGTTTTTATTTTCCAAGTTCTGGTAATATTTCAATAGCTGGTAATTTGGGAATAGGAACGAGTAGTCCATCAACATTATTAGATGTTAATAATAACAAATTTCGAGTAAGAAATAGTAAAACTCCCTCGTCACCTAGCGATATTGGAAACCAAGGAGATATTTGTTGGGATAGCAATTATATTTATGTTTGCACAAGTACTAATAGTTGGACAAGAAGTCCTATTAGTGCCTGGAGTAGCGATCCTTATTTTTCTAATATTTCATTGTTATTGCACATGGATGGCACCGGCAATACGTTTGTCGATTCGTCGTCAACGCCGAAGACTATCACGGCGAATGGCAACGCCACTCAGTCCACAACTGAGAGTAAGT